ACATATATATCTTAAACTCCAAACTCCCTTAACATTATCCCTTTCCCCTTATATCTTTATTATATTACTATAAACACCTATATATCATAAATACTACATTACCTTATACACACATACGCTTACATAACCCAATTAACCCCATAGGTCTGTCCATATATGTGTGCATAGGGCAATAAAAAAAAGGGTTAATTGCTTAACCCTTATTAAATTACAGTTGATTAGTGAACGGTAAATTCAGCACCTGTCCACGAGGTTACAGCCGTACCTGTACACAGTTTTTGACGGTCTGATTCTTTGACAACGATTTCACCTAAATCACCGCACATAATCATTGTACCTTTCTTTCCTTCGGGATTAATCCTGAAGAACGGATTGCCATTAGACGACATCTTGGCAATGATTTGAGTAGGTTTCATTGCCCACGGTTCTGCTTCTTCTAACCAACCGATACGCTTACTTGGAACTTCGAACAGGTCAATAGATAACTCAATATCCTTTGCCTTTGCACGTTTGCCTTTAATAGCAATTGCTTTAAAACTATCAACATAACTTGCATAGTTATTGTTGAATTTCGTTCTTAATTCCGCATCAGCGAAAAAATCATTTTCATTTTTCATAATTTTGTTTTGTTTAATTAATAATTAATTTAACTATCGTAAACCTATCGGGGGGTTGTAGGGGGATGGTTGTACTAGTGTGTGTACAATACCTACGGGGGGTGATATTAAAGGGGTACGGGGGGTATTTGGTATGGGTATGGGGGTAAGGTGTCCACAGGTTGTGGATGGGTGAAGTCTCGACGTATTGTCGGTAGATGAGCGCGCGGGGTTGTTATAATACAGAAATGTTGTCTCCAGCCGGGGATTTCCATACATTTATGTTGTGTTTCTGTTAATAAGTGGGTTAATAAGTTTAGGTAATGGGTATTGAGGTGGATATAACAAATATGTTAACTTTGTCCAGGGAAAAACATACATTTATGATAGTTTATATAATTGAGAGGGGATGTGAGGAGCCGGTAGGGTGTAGGTTCATGAGCGACGTATCGGAGGTATTGGGGGTAAGTGAGGTGACGGTAGCCAGGTGGTTTAAGGTAGGGTGGAGGTACCGGTGCAATGATTATGATGTCAAGAAGGTGGTGATGTACGAGAGGAAGGTTGACAAGAATGATCTGGTGAGTACGAGGCCTATAAAGATAAAGGTAAACAAGACTGACATATTCGATGTATCATGAAAAAGACGATAGTATATAATCTGGAGAATGTACCTATGGGGGTGTCGCTGGCGACGATCCTTATGACCTATGAGAAGACGGGGATATTGTTTTATAGCGGGAGGTCTTATAATGGGAAGAAGATTGACTGCCGGCCGTATCTCCTTGACAAGGGAAAAGGTAAGGGGAAGATATTGATAGATGTCAGCAGCGAGAAGGGCAAGAAGAAATATGAAGAAATCCTAAAAGACATACGATGAAAAGCATAGAAGAAAACCTGAAGTTGCTGAAGAACTTCATAGACAAGGTGGAACTATTGCGCAGGCACCAGAAGGCATGGTTCAAGGACAAGGGGAAGGATGATCTCAGGGCATCCATGGCTTTTGAAGCAGAGGTAGACAAGCTGATGGATACTGTCAAGGCATCGATCCCGGAGTTGCAGCTGGCGGTGGGCGGCGAGACCTTCAGGGTAGAGCATTTTCCTCCTGATGAAAATATAGGGGCAGCGAAGCCTTATCCGGAGCCCGGGGGTGTCAATGTGGTAGAGGAACCATGGAAAGAAACATTCGATGATCTTCCATTCTGATGTGAAGGGGATATAGCTCAGTAGGTAGAGCGGCACCCTGTTAAGGTGTTGGTTGTAGGTTCGAATCCTTCTATCCCCGCCAATATAAAAAAGGAGTAATTATGAAAAAACATGAAAGCAAGTTTACCTTCGGAGATCTTGTAGGACACAAGACCAATCCAACCATCAAAGGAATCATTACCAAGATCACGTTCTCTCAGGCGAATGTGGAATACAATATTTCCTGGAATAACGGCCAGACAGACTGGAGGACAGAAATAGAACTGGAGACATGGAAAGAACAAAAATGTACGGGTTTCAAAAAATAGTATATTTGCATATGGATTCATTTCTGACTTACGAAGATCTCAAAGTGGTAATTTATTTTACCAAGGAATACGGAAAATATGGTCCGATGAATGATATCTTTCTTACTAAGTTTCAGTTTGAGCTCTTGAATACATTTTTAAAAAAAGCATATCACATCAACGAATATGGATATATGGTTCATCTTGACTTATCCATGACAGAACAAGATATTTACAGAGAAAAAGAAATTTGTTTAAACTAATAAGAGACACTATGAACAATAAAGATTCACAAGGAAAAGACAATATGTTCTTTAATAAGGACACAGAAAAGATCAAACGGCCGTTAGCTCAGCAGATGAATAATTATGGGGCACCGGCTATTCTCTCAGCGACAGAGGAACAGTTGAAGTTGCAGTTGCCGGATATGGTAGAGATGCCTATCAACGAATTTGTTCTTCCGGATATTACGGAAGCGTTGACGAAAGACAGAGTTATTATAGCTCCTATTGCTATTATGCCTACTGAGAAATCAGGACTTGTTGATCCGGGAGGAAAACAAATACGTAATGGATTTTTTATCAATCATCCATATCAGGGTATTGTTGTTGCCATAGGTCCAGGCATTGGCGCTGAAAAAATAGAAGATGTAAAAGTTGGTGACCTTGTTTTTCTTGAATCTATTCCTACGCAATGGCATATGTACAACCTATTTATTATCAATGGTTATACTTATTTCCTCACACGCTATTCTAATATTATTGGCATTGCTTCCAAGATACATGTTAATAACTCAGTTGATAAAAAGATCTATCTTACGAAGACGTATGTAGATTTCAGCCAGTAACTTTGATACGACAATTTCAGATATGACTTGTATAAAGAAAAGACGGAAACTGAATACACGAAGCAAAGGCCGAAGACGGAAAAAGCCGTGTAGTAAGTGTTAGGATTGCATTTTCCATTTTTTATTTTGGAGTCCTCCTTGTTTGAGGACTTTTTTTATTTGCACAATTGATTTTTAATTTTGTATATTTGTCGAAAGATAAAGATCAAGATGAAAGGACATCATTTCAAAGAAGGTGAAGAAGTAGCTCATAAAGAAATGCTGGCTCACAAGATGATCGTAAGAAAGATAGTAAGAAAAGTTGTTACGATCCCTGGCACTCAGAAAACGATGGACAAGTTCATTGGTCTGGAATGTGCCTGGTGGAATGAACAAAAGAAATATGTTAAACAGATCTTTCACTCCCGCGAACTCGTTCCATGGGATATCGCATTAAAAGGGAGAGAAGAAGTAGTCAAATTTCTAACTGGCGAAGCCGGAAGTAATGGCGACAACACACTCCCACGATCCGTACAACTCGAATCTGAGAAGTGATACAAGGGTAAAACCTCTTGTTCTCACGCGTGCCGGACAGATCCCGACACTTCCTAATCCATTACAACTAAAGATAGGTCAGGGTAACTGGAGACTTACTGATCTTGCCGACGGAGAATATGCCATAAATAATGTTGATGATCTTTTCTTCTGGCGGTCCGGTGACCAGATCCTCACATTAAATATTGCCCATCAACATCTCCGGCTCCATGCACTTAATTCTACTTTAGATCATACCTCCACAATAGTTACCGGTCATATGATGGATGCCGATGCCAACGGACTTCCTCATGATAGTGGACTTGCAACAGCAACGATACTTGCCTCATTGGTTATTACCGGAAAGATTCGCACAGGAAGATTAACTTTGCAGGCTGGTATTCCTTATGTAGAAGTTTTTACGGTAGGAGGTGTACCAACTCCATTGACAGCTAACTGGATATTTGTAGGAAGTCCTTATGCAATTAATGACAGACCATCAAAGGTAGATCCGGTTATCACTGCAAGGATAGCAGCAGGGTTTACGGCAACAACAGTAAGAGATACAGTAATGGAATATACAGCAATCGATTTGATATGAAAAAACTTATAGCAATAGTATTCTTAATTTTTCTCTGCAATAACTTATGAAAATTTGTGGCATATATAAAATAACTTCACCTACCAATAGTATATATATTGGACAATCTATCAATATTATTAGTAGATGGAATGAGTATAAACGATATTGCTGCAAAGGACAATCAAGATTATACAATTCATTATTAAAACATGGACATGAAAAACATAAGTTTGAAATTCTTTGCCAGTGCGACAGAAATGAATTGGATAATTTAGAAATATTTTATGTAAATTTATACCAATCCTTTAATTCTGACTTTGGGATGAATTTAAAAGAAGGTGGTGGTAGTAGAGGAAAAGTATCTGATGAAACCAAGTTGAGATTAAGTATTTCTCATAAAGGTAAGAAATGGAGTGATGAATTAAGAATAAAAAGAACAGGTGGTAAACACACTAAAGAACATAAAGAAAAAATTAGTAAGGCATTAAAAGGAAGAATATTTAGTAAAAATCATTGTGAAAATTTATCAAAAGCAAATATCGGAAACAATTCATCGGAAGAAACTCGTAAGAAAATGAGTGAAGCTAGAAAAGGAAAATCCTCTTGGTGTAAAGGGATGAAAATGTCTGAAGAATATAGAAGAAAATTAAGTGAAGCCCATATAGGATTACCAAGTAGTAATAAAGGCAAGAAACTATCTGAAGAAACTAAAAGAAAAATATCAGAAACATTACGTAATAGAAATAAAAAATGAAAAAAATCTTTTTAGTCTTTTTAATATTAATATTATCGTATAGTTCACACTCCCAAGAAGATGCAGATTTTAATAAGTTATTTTTGGAAAATACGATACTAACAATACCTGCTATTAGTGCAATCGGGATTGATGGAAATAATCAAATCATAAAAATTCCTTTTATTTTCGGACCTACCGGCCCGACCGGGCCTACTGGTCCAACAGGTCCAACGGGTCCTACCGGACCAACAGGAGATGATGGGGCTACGGGGCCGACTGGCCCAACTGGCCCAACTGGACCTACGGGGCCTGCAGGGAACACAGGAGCTACGGGTATGACCGGACTTACAGGTATGACAGGAGTTACTGGTGTAACGGGAAGTACAGGCAATACGGGAGCAACTGGACAGACAGGTCCAACAGGAGCTGATGGAGTAACCGGGGAAACTGGTGCTACCGGACCTACTGGTGAACAGGGTGAAACCGGAATGACTGGCATGACTGGACAAACTGGACAAACGGGCGTTACTGGTCCGACAGGAGATATTGGAGTAACGGGAAATACGGGGAATACCGGTTCTACGGGAGCAACTGGACCGCAGGGTGAGACAGGTGAAACGGGAAGTACCGGACCTACCGGACCTACTGGGGAAGATGGTGCTACTGGCGAGCAAGGTGAAACCGGAATGACAGGAAGTACGGGTACTACCGGCGCTCAGGGTAATACTGGTGTCACTGGTTCTACAGGAGCAGTAGGAACAACTGGTTCAACTGGTTCAACTGGTGCACAAGGGAATACTGGTGTCACTGGTTCTACAGGAGCTCAAGGGAATACTGGTGTAACGGGAAACACAGGTGCGACAGGGGCACAAGGAAACACAGGGGTAACAGGTAATACTGGCGGTACAGGTGCACAGGGTAATACTGGAGTTACAGGAAGTACCGGTGTGACGGGTGCAACTGGTGCTGATGGTGCTTTAACAGCTTGGTCATTATTAGGAAATGCAGGAACAGTTGTTGCAAACAATTTTATTGGAACAACCGATGCGATTGATTTCACTATAAGGACAAATAATACAAGATGGTTGACTGTTTTAAGTGGTGGAAACGTCGGGATTGGAACAACTGCACCTTTGTATAAATTAAGTGTTGGACAAGTTGGTTCGGGTTATTTTCCGGGAGTTGACGGTAATATTCTAATTAGTTGTGCAACGTCTATAAGTACAGCAGGTGCTTCTTTATTATGGAATATGCAGACAGGGGGAGGTTATTCAAATTCTTATGTGTCGAAAATTCAACCTGATATTTATAATGCAGCAAGAGGATATAGAAATGCTTTAGATTTTTATGTAGGTACTTGGAATAATAATGCGGATGTGGGAACTGCAAAAGTTTCAATTATGGATGACGGCAATGTAGGTATAGGAACTACCTCACCATCATGCAAATTAAATGTTGTAGATGCTACAAATGATGGAGCAGCATTTTATTCAATTCAAACAGGTGCGGGAACAAATACTTATGGTATTTCAGCATTAACACACGGAGCGGCAGCAAATAATTACGGGATATATTCTGATGCGCATGGTGGAACTGGAAATTATGGATTCTACACGGATGTAAAAGGTTCGCATACAACTAATGTCGGTCTGGCTATTGATGTTTTGAATGCCACAAATAATAAAGCAATATGGATTGTCAATCCAACTGCGGCAGCAAATAGTTATTCAATTTATTCATCAGCAACAGCACAAAGTTATTTTGCGGGAAACGTCGGCATTGGAACAACTGCACCTGCTGGAAAATTAGAAGTATCAAATGGTACAAGCGATTACTTTATAATTCAACAACCAACAGCATTAACGGGTGTGAATAATCTTATCGCAGGGAAATATGCTGGAATTGCCCTTACATCAGGAACATATAATGTAGCGTATGGATATGGGGCATTAACTGCAACAATTGCAGGAGATAAAAATATAGCCATAGGAGCAGCGTCAATAGAATTTAATACTTATGCCTCATATAATATTGGTATAGGTTACGAAGCGTTATACACACAAAGTTGGACAAATACAAATACGAAATATAATTCATTTAATACGGCAATAGGCTGTCGTGCATTATATCTGAATCAACCGATTTCAACAAGTACAGGAGTTTATAATACTTCGCTTGGGCATTATTCTGGATATTACAATGCAACTGGGAGTTATAATACCTTTGTTGGACATAAGGCAGGGTGGTCGTCTTTAGGAGACGAAAATGTCGCATTAGGATTTTATGCTTTATGCGGAACAGGAACAGCAACAACGGCTGCAATAAATAATGTTGCCATAGGTTCTTCATCATTAACAGCAACAACATCTGGACATCATAATACAGCGTTAGGATATAATAGTGGTGGTGGACTAACATCAGGCAGTCATAATGTTTTACTTGGATATAGTGCGGGTTCACAACTTACAACTGGAAGTGATTTACTTTACATAGATAATTCCAATACAACAACACCTTTGATATATGGTGATTTTTCTACTGATGATGTTTTATTTTATGGTTCTACAGGTTCTCCACAAACAACAATAACATTAGCAGCTGGGGCAACAACTTTTGCAATCACAAGAGATGTTCATAAAGTTGACGGAGATGCAGGTGGTAATACTATTGCAACAATTACAGGGGGTGTAAGTGGTCAAGTATTAATAATCATTGCCCTTGATAATTCAGTGACTTATACTAATGATAATACACACGCTGCAAATACACTTGACTTATCAGCAACAATAACAATGAGAATAGATGAAACAATGACATTGGTATATGACGGCACAAGTTGGTATCAGGTGGCTTATAGTATAAACTAATTCTAAAAACTAACAATATGAAAACAAAGACAACAAACTATGTAATGTTCGCAGTAGGAATTATAGGAATACTTATTCTTATGATAACTGCTTCTTTTGGTCAGACTATTGACAAGCCAGTAATGAAAACCATAACCATTGATACTATGCAAAAGGTTGTTGTACCAAAAGCAGAAGTAGAATCACTAAAAGTTGTTGCTGATACCTCCGCAAAGGTTATCGAAGCTCAGAGCGATACTATTGCAGCACAACAGGAGGAAATAGCAAAATTCAAAGATTATTTTTTTAATACCTTTTGGGGTGGAGTAAATCCTTATCTTTACTATACTGCTTTTATCTTTGCTTTTATGGCAGCGTTCTTTGTAATGTTGTTCCAGGTATATCATGGAATAGAAAATAAAGAGAATGGAACACCAACGGAATTTTCTTGGAAGATAGTATTCGGATGGAAGAGTGTATTAAAGTTTCTTGTAGCTTTTGTCCTTTCGGTATTTACTATTTATTATTCACTTTATTTTATGCCTTTCCTTGGTTATACTGGTGGTATAACAATGTTGTATGCTTCTATTGTAGGTGCTAACTGGAAGATATTTGCAGGGAAGATAATTAACTTATTTAAACCAAAAGAAAAAGCCTAAGCCTATAATATTACAGGATATGGAAACATTAACTGTTAAAAACAAAAAAACCATGATTGATAATTTAATAGTATTTCTCGGACATAAACCATTCTATGGTTTTCTTGTATCTGCCTGTACTTTTGTTCTTGGCTGGATTCCTCCTATTGATGAAACAATGCAACATTTCTGGTTATTCATTTTTCAAATGTTTGCATTTATATCTACTGTAATTGTAGCAGTATTTACAGTTTGCTCAATAGTTCATCGGTGGAATGAAAAAAAGAAAAAGAAATGATAGTACAGAAGATCATTGACAAGGTAATTGAGAAACTTAAAAAAAAGAAACCTATGTTCTCCGAGTATCAAATGGTAAAACAATCAGTCCTTAAAAAAGGATATGTATGGAGAGAGCGTGGTGACTATGATGTTAATCTTATCTTTGTCCGTATGTCGGATCATGTATCAAATATGATGGATGATAAGTGTTATATCAGTTATATGGCATTGGGAGTTGAATACTGCATACTTGTAGACTCCAATACTAAACCGGCACTCTACGGAGCTTTATATAATCCTGTAACAGTTAATGGAGTCACCGGTACTGCCTGCCTTATTCCTCAGCAAGTCCTTGAAGCACACAAATACATTAATAATCTCTGGAATGACACTTACAATCCATGGACACAACCTTACTTCCTTCAGATGCAACCATTGAAGATATGGAGGGATAACAACAGGAATGATATCATAGATCATATGCAGGAAGAAGATGGGCCGGTATCTGACGGACTTTGTATTCATATTCAGGAAGAACCTCTCAGCGCCCCGGGAAAGAAACCTTGGAGTCTTGGTTGTGTAGGACTGCATAAACAGGATTTCAAAGATCAACTTGATCCTATAATGAAGAAAAGGGTTGCTGCCTATGGATTGCTAAATGACTTTACATTACTTGAAAATTCCGACCTTTTAATACCTATAGAATAATGGAAAAAAAATTAACCATATCTCAGGAAAAAGCAGTTGTGATTGATATCTATCATCATAAGGAACAGATAAAAGCTATGGCAAGTCAAACAATTCGACAGTCAAAGAAAACCAATCGGGTTAAGATTAACGAAGCAGTTTGTAATGAAATAATACGGTTATCACAATTAATAATCATAGAATGACACAAATTATCTGGAAGTTCATAGTAAAACACAAGTTATGGGTGATCATAGGAATATTGGTTGCCATAATATTCCTTCAACGTTCATGCCAACATTGTGATCCTTGTCCTGAAGCAAAGACTGATACGGTTACAATAGTGAAATATGATACTGTAGAAAGAATAATCTATGTAGAGAAACCTGTACCCTATCAGATCATCATTCCAGGCCCTACACAAATAGACTCAGCAAAATGCCAACTTCTCTACCGGCTTTACAATTCAAAGAACATCTACCTTGATACATTACTGAATGATACCTCGGCATTTATTTCTGTCAGAGATACAGTATTCCAGAATCAGTTAGGTTACAGGAAACTTTACTTCGTCAACAAACGTCCTACGATCATCCAGACAACTACAACTACAATAGTGGGAGATACTACCAAAAAGAGAAATAAAGTATTTATAGGACTTGCATTAGGTCGCTGGACGGAAGAATTTACACTTGGACCATCATTGATGTTGGTAACAAAAAAAGATCGCGCATACTCACTTCAATATGATCCTTTTTACAAATGTGCATATGGAACTATTTATTGGAAAATTAAACTTAAAAATAGGAGATAATTATTATGATACAGTTGATAATATTACAATTTGGAGAAGAACATGGTGATCAGGAAGATACCGATCGCAGAGATGAACCTACAAAAAGGACAAAGAAATCATCTCGCGCAACAACTATCTGTGGATGTAAAAAATTAAGTAAAAGGCGTTCCTACAGGGATATCCATGGTTTCAGTAAAGGTCGTAATGGCAGACAGTCATGGACTACTGAATGGAGAGATCGTAATGGAATACCAGAAGAAGGTCCACGTCAATAATTAGATTATGCCTTTTGTAGAATTAATATCAGATAAAGTATCTTGGACGGAAGAAGGGTTAGCACAGAAAGAAGTGCTGGCCCTTAAGAAGTTTAAAGATAAGGATTTCTTACAGGATTTCGGAACCTATTTATATTGGGTTTACAAACCTTCCGGATTCTATGAGAATGAATTTCCTTCAACAAAAAAAGTTATGGTATGTGAACGACATATCAATAACAGGAAATGGGAAGAATTCGAAGATGTAAAAGAATGTAGAGAGATCATCAATCTTTATATAAAACTTTCTTATTCTCTTTCTGAAAGAGCATATATGAAACTAAGATTGGATATCGAAGAATACTTCGATCATCTACATGCTATCCCCTGGGTAAAGAAATTAAAGGTTGAGGTCAATGTACCTATTGAGGACGGAACAATAACAGTTACTCAGAAGATCGTAGAGTTCAGTAATGCTGATGAAAAGTCAAAGACCATGAAACAGATGAATGATATCGTTGACTGGGAAGAAAAACTAAAACTGAAGATCTTCAAAGAATCAAAAGGTAAAAAACACACTATCCGTTTATTTGACAGATCAGAATGAAGTTTATAGATACATATCGTTTTTCTCCGGTCCTCACTGAAAATGATAAACCTTTTCAGGATGATTATTTTCATTTACCTCCGGAAGCAATAACAAAAGATTTTCTTGCAAAAGGATTCTATGATATTGATAATGAATGGTGGTTCAAACAACATACACGCTGCAGATACGGATTTACAGTTCCTAATGCTATTGATTTTGGAGGTGATGCTATCGTTGATGAAGTAGATGCTTTCTGGAATGACAGTAAGATCCATGAACGTTACATAAAGGAATGGGATATTTTTGTTCCACCTAATTCAGTTAGCATTCCTCAGTATAATGTCAATATCAAAAACCGGGAAGTATGGATCACTAACCGGCATTACTTTTATCTGAACTTTTGGAAGATATACGGTATTCCTCCTGATGCCCTTGAAAGATATAACAAAGGACTTATCGAAGTAATAGCAAAGGAAAATGTTAATCCTAAGTTCCTCGATATGGATTTCCTTTTCTATATGCGTTTGAAGATGATGTTCGAGCAACGCAAGGATGATAGTGAGTTAAAAGCCCGGCAGAAAGGATTTGAACAACCAAATAGTGAACCTATCCTTACCAATAAAGGTTGGAAAACAATGGAAGAGATTAAGATAGGAGACCTTGTTGCCAATAAAAAAGGATCATATTCAAAAGTCTCTGATATATTTCCACAAGGTAATAAAGATGTATATGAAGTCGAATTACTGGATGGAAGAAAAACAAGATGTGGGATTAATCATTTATGGAAGGTTTATGATAAAGGTTTAAAGAAAAAGAGAGAAGTTGTATTAAGTACACAACAATTATTAAATTATGGACTTACAGGAAAAGTTAATAAGAGGAAAAATGTATCATACCGTTTTGCCCTTCCAGAAATAGAACCCGTAGAATTTCAAAATCAAAACTTACCTATAGATCCCTATCTTCTTGGATTATTACTTGGTGATGGAACTATTAATAGGGCATTGAAAATTTCATCAAAAGATCAAGAAATACTTAATTCAATACAATCTATCCTAGGGTTAGATTATGAACTTAATTTTGATAAGGATTCAAATTGTAATTACCGTATTAAATTTTGGAACGTTCATGACAAGGAACAACATAAAAAATATAATAAAAATTGTTCTATTAAACTTAATCCACTGAAAGAAGAATTAAAAAAACTTAATCTTTTAAAGTGTTGTCATGATAAATTTATTCCTGAAATATATAAACATTCATCTATTAATCAACGATTGGAACTTATACGTGGTTTAATGGATACGGATGGTCATATATCACCTGATGGATGTATGGAATTTAAAAATTGTTCAAAACAACTTTCTTATGATTTAGTTTATATTCTGAGAAGTTTAGGAATTCAATGCAAAATAAAAGAGTTTCCAAGCCCTAAAGGATATTCTAATTTCTTTAGGGTTTATATACGGACAACAAAATATAACCTATTCAAACTTACTAGGAAAACAAAATTATTTAAACCTGACAAGAATATTTATAAACGATGTCCGATTAAATCAATAACAAAATTGCCTTATCAGGAAATGTCTTCTTGTATTCTTTTAGATGATGAGGATCATATTTATCTTACTAAAGATTTTATTCCTACACACAATTCCGAGAAACTCTCAGGAGGTATTGCAGCTTATAATTATCTTTTCATGCCAGCGTCACTTACCATTATCGCCGGTGGTATGTCTGATGATGCCGATAAAACATATCTTGCTTCTAAACGTGGACTTGAAAATCTTCGAAATACTCAGTTTTATAAAGAATACGAAAACTCTAATCTTGAATTTACCCATGCAGCAAATACAGGAGCTGAGATAAGAGCAATATCTTGTCGTGACAATACCCAGGCGCTTAACCGTTTTTCTCCTTTCTTCACTATCATTGAAGAAGGTGGTAAGTGGAAAAAGGATTCATTATTAGAAACACAGGAATTTGCTGAGTCTGCAACAAAAGCCGAAGGTATTAAGACCGGTTATAAGATTTATATCTACACTGGTGGAAGTATGGACATGGGCGCCGCCGATGCTGAAACAATTCATTACAATCCCGATCAGTTTAACTGTCTTAAGTTCAGGAATAATTTTGAGGAAGAAGGTGCTTGTAATGGTTATACAGGTCACTTCACCCCTTCATGGATGTATCGTATCATTGATAAAGACGGAAACTCTTTAAGAAGAGAATCACTTATTGATATCTATGCTGAGGAATCAAGAAAAAAAGCTGATAAGAAAATAACCTTCTGGACACAGAATCCTATTCATGCCTCTCAGGCATTTATGATACCTACAGGTGGTTTCTTTGGAGAGAGGATAATCAATATGCTTAATATCCGAAAAGCATTTATCAGAACGCATACCGAAGATCAGATTGAAGAAAGAGGAAGGTTAGAGTGGAATAATCCAAAACTTCCATTTCAAGGTGTTCATTTTGTTACTGATCCCAAAGGTCATGTTATCCTCATAGAAGAACCACAAAAGGACAAACATGGAATAGTATTAAAAAATCTATATAAACTCGGTACCGACTCCTATGATAAGGATGAAGCATTAACATCTACTTCAATGGGTAGCGTGAGCGTGTTTAAAGGATTCTATGATGCCAACAGTACATACAAGAAGTATTGCATGAGGATCACCGAACGACCTGGGATATCCGAAGGAGGGAAAGATATATTCTATGAAGATACTGCCAAAGCGTGCATATACTATGGTGGTATAAACCTTATAGAGTGGTCAAATATTTTAATTTTTGAATGGTATGAGAAGAATGGTTTTGCTTCTTTATTAAAAGAAAGACCAGACCTTGCCATGGCATCATCAGTAAAGAAATCAAAAGTATTCAATAAATGGGGTGTGGACCCTAATACCAAAATACATTGGCTCACAAAACTCAGAAAGCATTTGGAAGAACCACAAAGTATAGAAGAACTATACGATATGGAACAGATAACTGCTTTTGCCAAATTCAGATACAATCCTGGCAAGAAATACAACTGCGATATAACTATCGCCTCAGCACTCTGTATCGTTTGCTATGAAGATGAAATGATGTATGAAGTACAGACCTCTGATAAGGCAAATGATTTTGATGAAAAACCAATAAGATATATAGAAAGAAACGGACAAATCGTAATGGTATAACTATGAATAACTCACAAGTAAACGAAAAGAAAACTGTTTCCAAAACATATCTGGAGGAAATGGGCCTTGATATTGCGACGCAAATCAAGAACTCTTCATTAAATAAAGGGAAAGATATTAAATGTTGGGAGTATTATAATGAATTCGAAAATAATTCTGACTTTGACTATCTGAGAAAATTCGGTAATGATCCTAACAATACTTTTATCTTACCAGCGAAGGTAAGACATATTGGTATTCAAAGACCGAAGATAAATAATATGGCGGGCACCAAGGCCCAACGTCCTTTTGTCTTTTCAGTATTTGTCGCTGATGAATTGAGTAAAAAGCAAAAACTTGATAAAAAACTCAAACTTTATTTTAAAAAGATAGAGCAGAAGATCAAAGAACGTAAATATACCATTGAGGATTCCTTACAGGAACTCCAGATGCAACGTCAGAATATACAGAACAAAGTTCAGTATATGCAGCAGGCGCTGGAACAGTCACAAGATCCAAAAGAACAGATGCAGTTACAATTGCAGTTACAGGATCTTGGTGTGATGATGCCGCGTATAGAATCACAGATGCAACGAATAGAAAATGAATTTCTCGAACAGGAGATATTCACTGATCAGGAAATACAGAATATTGAACTTAAATTAAAGAGTGATTTTAAAGATACAAAGGAAATCATAGGACAGAAAATTCTTATTGGTCTTAGAAGATTACTAGGTATTGAAAGAAAATCAACACAAGCATTTATTGACAAAACAGTATCAGGAAAGGAGTATTTTTATGTTGACTATATCCCGGGCGAAAGACTTCCACGATTTGAACAAATCAATGACGTCAAAGTATATTACCCGAATGATCCGGATGCGGAGTATACCCACCAGGGTAGATGGGTCGCTATTGAATCAGAGTATTCTTATGAAGCACTCATCAGGAACTGGGGCGGGATGTTATCGCCTACTGCCAAAAAAGAACTTGAAGAGATACGGTCCACTTATGGGTATAATGATAATACTTATAATTTTATAAGTGGCACAGGTAATAAAGCTGTTGATAATCCTTATGCCGGCACTCAGGTTGAAACTACAGGAAATGGTATCAATGTAAAACAGATATGGTTCAGGGTTGAAAGACCTGTCTATATGAAGTTCTCTCCTAATAAATTTACTGGTGACTTCTACAGGAAAGTTATTACTGATGATGATTTAAGGAAAGATCCTATCCAGACAAAAAAAGGAGAGAAAAAAGAAACCCGATATATTGATGATGTCTACCAGGCAGTAGTGATTCATAATAAACATGTGGTTGACGTAAAACTTAAACCTTACCAATATCGCAATCCTGACAATCCTTCTTTTGTTCCTTTGCCTATTGTTGGAAAAACATTTAATTCCATAACTGACAGACCGTATTCTCTCATATGGTCCACGCGACATCTTCAGGATCAGTACAAGATATTAACTTTCCAGAAAGAACTTCTTATTGCATTGTCAGGAGTGAAAGGACAGATTATTGACCTCTCACAGAAGCCAAGAGGTATGTCGAAAGAAGAACATGCATACTATAAGAAACTCGGTAGGTTGTATATCGAAACTGTAGGACCCGATGGTAGACCCAAGAACATTTCCTATAATCAATGGAAAGATTATGATGATACCTTGTCTCCGGGAATACAGATAATTGACCAGATGCTTCAGCAGATAGATATGACCTGTACCTATACTATGGGATTAACACCTCAGTCTATGGGAGCTATGTCGTCAGGAGACCTTGTAGGAACGACAGAAATTGCAAGAGATCAGGCATCACTCACTACAGCAATACTTTATCATGAACATGATGAGATAGAAAGAATAGCCTGTGAATTACTTATCAATATTGCCATTCAACAGTGTTTCAGTGATGAATTCATAATGACTATCCTTGACAATAAGTTAGGTGCGGAAGATGTATCTATTCCAAAAGGATTGTTTAAGAATGTTGCTTTTGAGTTAGGACTTATCAATGCTCTGCAGGATGAACGTAATCTTCGTGAATTGAAGATGCTCTCCATAAAACAGAATGACAAAGGAATGCTTCCTTTTTCTCAGTTAGTATCTATCTATAATACGGAGTCGGTAAAAGAACTGGAGAAGAAACTTGAATATTTCTCCAAGATGGCAGAAGATATTCAGGCAAAGAATATGCAGGCCCAAGGTCAGCAGGCGCTGGAAGTGGAAAAGGCAAAGATTCAGTTTGCTAAAGAATATGAAGCCGAAATAGCAAAACAGAGATTTGCCATCGACGAACAGAAGAACAAGATCCTTGAAGGACAGTTACAGATTCAGGCAGCACAGTTAGAGATGCAGCAAAAGACAGAAGCAGCTAAACTTGCACAGGAAAAACAGTTAAAGATGCTTGATATAGGCGCTGAAAGAGAAATTGAAGCAGCATATCTTCAGGAGCAGAATAGGGCAGCAAGGATGCAGGAACAGTTACAGGCAATAAAATTACAGATGGATTCCATCACTGAGTCATTAAATGCTTCCTTACAAGATAAAGATCTTATCATTGACAAACAGAAAGCTGATGATAAAAATGCTACTGAGATTAAAAAAGCAAAATCTGTTAAGAAAGAACGTAATAGGGTGTAATTATGAAAAAGGGATTTTTTGTAAAGAAAAAAGGTAATGGTGGTTCAATAGAGCCAAAGCCACAAGAATTAATAGTTCCAATGCCTAATGCACTTGATAATATATGGAAGAGTGAAATGATTGAAAATGCAAAACAACCTATTCAGATACCTCCAATAAATACCACACAGAATGTAGTTACTCCTGCAGAAATAAAAGATGAAAATGGTATTATAGATTATACTGGACAATCTTTTGCAGATGCATTCTCAAAAGCAAGGGATCTTTCAGGAAATAGTACAGGTACTTTTAAATGGAATGGAAATACTTATGGTACTGAATATGCCACTGAAGCAAAAAACGCTGGCAGACAGTATTGGATAGATCCAGATACGGGAGAAAATATTGTTGAATCTAAGTCTTCAATTCCTATTACTACTTCGAAAACATATCCATGGATTCCTAAATCTTTTGAAAATAAATCAAGATTTTCAAATACTCTTCCTGGTGATGATATGCAATTAGAAGATACAAGTGATTGGGATCGGATAGTAACAGAGAACAAAAAGATTAAAACTGAAGTAGATACTATTCCTATTCCTAAAAAAGATTCAATAATATCTCCTGATACTTTTAAGACAGAAAAGAAAACACCTCCTACTATCATAAAAGATGATACAGGAGAGTTTAAAATGGAAATAGCAGATAGTCTTGGTAATCCTCCTAAGATTGAAATTACTCCGGAAGTAATAGATACTGTAAATAATTTCATCGATTCAAAAGGAGAAGATTATAAATATACACAAGAAGATCTTGATGAATTAAGTACACTTATAAATATTCCCAAAGCGTATTTAGCGTATTATGCAGCTACCAGAGGATCAAGTTTAATAGCAAGAGATATTCCTAAATTAATTAGAAATGCATTTGTTTCAAAATTAGGAACAAAACCATTACCAACTCCAGAAATGCAATTTCCATCTAAGGTTTCTAAAGGAGAGACAAAATTATTAAAAGGAAATGCATGGAAAGTTTTTCGTAGAGGTATTCTTGAAAGTAATGATCCGGTTAAACCGATATCAAAATATAATATTAATTTGAATAAATATTTTCCTGGTTATAATACATATAATATCGGAAAAAAAACAATTAATGCTAGTGTAAAGACTGCATTTAAAGCCGGTGATGTTATTGAGGCAGGCACACAAGCAGTACAAAAAGGAAGTACGAAAACCATTCAATCTATTTCTGAATTTACATCTAGCATCCTTAAAAATGCTTCAAAGATTAAAGCATCAAATATAATAGGTGTAGAAAGTAAGGTTGGAAAATATGTTTCACCTACATTAAAAGGAGGATGGAAAGTTCTTGGAGAAGTAGCAAGTAAGATCGCATGGCCACTAACTGCTGTTGAGATATTAACTATGGAAGGTAATAATCTTTCATGGGCAAAACAACAACCTTCTAAAATTCTTGCAGCTGGACGAGATGCAGAACGAGAAGGAAAATCTTATACTCAGGGAATGATTGAGTATTACAAACAAGTTAAACCAGGACTATTACAAAGGGGAGAAACTGATATCATTAATCAGATAGAATCCAATATAGCATCTCATTTTTCTCAATATTCACAAGTGAAAAGAACTAATCTTGGAGTACCGAAAGAGAAAAGTTCAATATCTAATACTGGTAAATTAATTTCGTGGGCAGATACATATGTACCAGAAACAAAGAAAGTGAATACCATAAAATCTTCGACAAAAACTAATGATAATAATTTAAATTATCAATGGAAAAATCAGGTAGTACAATAGAAAATCAAAATTCAGAATCTTCTTTTTCTTTAAAACCAGAATACTTCAAAACATTTTTAAATAAATACATTGGTATTAATACAAATGATGATATTGAAAATCCTAGTTCATTACATGTTAAACGAACTAATTTAAGTGAAGGAATGAAAGAAGAATTCAGTTCAGTAAATTATATTGTTCCTGATAAATTTTCATATAATGCCAACGATCAATTAAGTGGATTTTCAAATCAATTCAGTCTTGAAAATGGAATGAATTATACTTATCTTCCTAACCAAAATAAAATAGATAATTTCACTGTATCAGGAAAATATGTTGTTGCACATCATTTACTAGATACAGATCTCGATAAAGCAACTCTTTCTAAAGATACTTTTAAAAATAGTCCAGACACAAATTATTATCCTATAATTAAAAAAGATGGTAATAATGTCTGGTTAACATATAAACAACTGAAGGATGTTACCAATGAAGATGAAATAGCATCGGAATTACGTCAATATAAGTTGAGTGATATTGATTTTGATTCCAAAACACAAGAACCGGGATATAGACCAGGACATTATGTTTTATCTACAAAAACAGGAATAGATACACAATTACACTTCGTAGATAAAGATTCTTATGGCAGACATTCTGGTAATAATGTTGTGTTTATATTTACAGATAAAAAAGGAAATAAATATGCGAGAGATTTTTCGGGAACCATAAATGAAATAAAATCCGAAGGAGAAAAAATTGTTAAACGATATGATATCAAAAAAGATGATATTATTTTAGGTTATATGGATGCTGGAAGTTATAGTGTTGCCGAGTATTTTGATAATATAGAAACATATAAAAATCAAATTAAAGTAAGAAATTTACCTGGTCAGGTAGGTGCTGGATTGGCTATACCTACAAAATAATTTGCTATTACATAATTAAAATCCATATATTTGTCTCATTAAAAACCTAAAACAATGTTTAGAAAAGAGAACTCAGAAAACAGATTATGGCATACCATTCTTCCCATAGGGATGATGGATGCTCCAGCAGATCAAGGTGCCGGAGGCGGTAAATCCACTCCAGTAGCTCAGCAGATTGAAAAAACCATAGAAGATCAGTTAGCGGTCAATTACGAAATCCCACCTCCACCGCCTGAGAAAACTGACTCACCACTCCCTCCAGAAAAAAAAGACACACCACCTCCACCAAAAAATGATGCCCTTCCACCTCCGGTAAAAACCGATGCACCCCCTCCGGCAAAAGTAGATACTCCTACTGGTTACAAACCAAGTAAATATTGGGAAAAGGTAAAAACCGGTTTTGAAGAAGCTAATGGTACTGATTCATTTAAGTTACCTGATGGTATCACTGAAGAAAATGAACATGAAAAACTATTTGAATTTTTACAAGAAAATTATATTGGAAATCCAGAATTATTCATATCTCAATTAGATCCCCGAGTTCAAAATATAGTTCGTTCTTCTTTAGAAGAGAACTTTGACTATGATACTCATGTTGCTCAGGCTAATAACCAGAATGCAATTTTTAATTTACCATCCGATCAGTTTATGAAAGTATTTCTTAAACAACAAAACGGAAAATCTGAAAAGAATCCCGATGGATGGACTGATGAAGATATCAATGTTCATGTTGAAAAGATGGATAAGATTGAGAGGGATAAGCAAGTTTTGACTTTAAAAAATCAGATGAAAGTTGCGAAGCAACAAGAATTATCTGAAAAAAATAAAGTTAAAGAATCTGAGAACGAAAAGAATTTCCAGAAAATTTTATCAAAACAAGAAACAGATATTTCTACACTGATTGAAAGAAACAAGAGCAAGAAGACATTTATGGGTATTGAATTCAGCGATGCTGAGAAAGAGCAATTCCTTAAAGATCTCCCTTCTCTTATTAAAATCAATCCAAAGACAAAAACTTTTCCATTGTATGATATGTTGCGAAGCGACGACACATTGATGGAAATGGCTGCTGTGGTGTGGAAAGGAGAAAAAGGAGTTAGAGATCACATTGATGAGATTCGTGAAAACGGAATTCAGAACGTATGGTCCAAACTAAGGTTAAATTCTATAAATGAAAGTGGGAGTATTATTGACAAACATCAACCAAATATTCCCGGCGATGAAGCTTTTGTATAGAGTTTGTAATAAAATAATTATGAACTAAAAAACTCTAAAAATCATGCGTTACTTACCAGGTCAACCTAATGATATCGTAAATGAATCATTAACCTCGTATTCTCTTACATCAAGAGCTATAAATAACCCTGATATTCTTCCGACAGTTTTTGAACTGCAGAATGAACAGGATGAAACACCGCTTACAACCCTACTGAATGTCAACGGTCTGAAAACAAACAAACTGTTTGACAACATGTATTCCAGTAATTACAGGGTAATGAAGTCAAACCACGTCCAGTATGCTATTGAGAATAGCGAAAAACGTAAAATGCGTCTGAAAGAAAACACTGATGGTGTTGTCTTCGTTTGTGATGCATACCCAACAGAACCCGGCCGGAATGGATCTATCGTTTATGTGTGGACAGATTCAAACAAAGGAACTTACAAAGATGTAATCGTTCTTGACGACCGCAGGACTCATATCTATGTCATTGACGATGAATTACCCGTCGAAACAAAAGGTGGCTGGCGTTACATGTGCCGTATGGTACAGTCACACCGCGAAGCATTCATTGATCTTGAAGTGCTCACCGACAATGCAGAATGCCAGATCGTTTACAACATGCATGAACAGGATTTCTCAGAAACCGGTCGTGAACCGATGTTCACTTTCGACGGATGGGGCCATGCATACATGACGCTGCAGAGGTACAAGATCAGCTGGTCAGGTACTGGTGCTGCTATGGCTGCCAATGACATCAAATGGACGAACCATTATGGCAATAAGACCTATCTTACTGTTGCCGAGGACAAGATGTTCAAGATGGCTGCAAAAGGACATGAATACAATATCATATTCGGAAAAGGAACTGTTACCGAAGAAGGTGATGTTCTTATGCATGACAAGAACAACCGGGAGATCATGGCTGGTGACGGTATCATGAATCAGGGCGATGGTGCTTATGAATATCCTTTCCAGGAATGGAATATCAATTTCCTTGACAGCATCATGTCTGATCAGGATATCCGTTCAGGAAAAGACGGAAAGAAACAGGTTGCATACATTTGTTCCAGGACCGCACTGTTGAATCTGCAGAAGATGTTCCGCGAAGAAGGATTTATCACTATGAATAACAATGTTGTTGGTGATGGTTCTTCAAAAGGCATCAATAATGACTATGCTTATTACGAAATAGGTGGCGTCAGCTTTGTTCCCAAACTGTGGAAATACTTATCTTCCAGTGACAGGCCGACAAAAAGAGTAGACGGTATCTCTCTTGGCGAATGGGATGGTTATATCGTTCCTATGGGTCAGGATTCAAACGGAAACAACCAGATTGAACTTGTTCAGCTTCGCAAACCCAAACTCGGTACTGTAAAAGGTATTGATATGGTAGGTGCTGATGGTTCGATGGCAACATCCGTAGATGGATCGCATAAACACTTCCTCTTCCAGACGGGTGTTATCTGCCGCGCTAAGATCACTACCATTTTCAGGCCTTATCCATACCAGGCTACTCATACTTTTTTTGCATAATTATTAATTTTTAAAAAAAACATAACAGATGAAGATCATAGATAAAAGAAAAATTCGACTTGTCGCAGTAGCAAGAAGGTACATGACAGACCCTTTTCCTGCACTGCCGGCACAGGCTTATGGAACATACCTTACTGGTCAGCATATCGATCCAAACAAACCGGAAACCCGGGGCAATTTGACGGTAGATGAAATGACTGGTAAGGCACCCATATCTGAAGAAAAAATGAAGAAGTTCGGAAGATACATTATTGATCCCAAGAAACATCTCCTTCTGGAGAATTTGCGTGAGTACGATTTATCAAAGTATGAAGATGGATCATATGTAAACCCGCGTGATGTTCAGCAGTTCAATTTCGCAAGGAATTTCTGTTCGAATGTTGCTCCGAACAAAACATCAGTAAACCCTTCCACTCATTCCTTTTATCTTGAAGATAAGGAAGCTGATGCAATCGCTTACAATACCTTTGAAGATAATGTCTTCGATGCTGAGGAACTGATAAGGAAGAACTGTCCTATTTCTGAATATAAGAATAAGGCCATGCTTCTTAATTATCGCGTACAGAACTATCATCTTGATATTGAAGTTCTGAGCGACTCTCAGATAAAGGCAGAACTGATTAAGCTTTGTAAGAAGGAACCGCATCATGTTTTAGCATGCTTTGGTCCAAAGGCAGAAGAAGATCTTTATATATTAAAACTTGTCAATTATGGCATTCTTACCATGAAAGACGGATCATTCTTCGATGGCTCATACTTTGTCGGTGACAGTATCGATAAGGTCAGGGAGTTCATTAAAAACCCTTTGGAGTCAAATAACAAATATGCCAACAAATGGGGAAGGTTAATACTTGAAAAGGACGGTAAGTTACCTCCACAATCATTGAATCAGTCTATTGCACCTCCGTTAGATCCGGAGAACAAAAATCTAGCTGCTTCAACTTCAGATCCAAATATTGAGTTTTTCAAAAAGATGGGTTTACCCGAGTTACAGGAGTATTGTAGAAATAAAAAATATGCCAAAGCTGAGTTTGAAACATTTAAAGATGATGAAAACCAACTTCGTGAGTATGTGTTATCGCGTTACTTGAGAACAGTAAAAAAATAATAACTCATGGAAACCCTCGATACCTCCAGAAACGTTTATGATGCAGTGTTGTCACGCATTAAAAAGCAGTCCACAGGGATTTTACCTCCTATACCCGCTAATGAACTGATTAATGATGCACAGATAGACTGGATCGACTTTAAACTTGGAGAGATTGAGAAGAACCAAAAACGCATTGATGATCTCAGGACCATCCGCATACTTCCGGCACCACAGATTGCCGCTGACGGTGCGACTACCTTTCTTCTGCCTGATGGTACTTCGGTAACAGATGCTATAACATTAGCTTTGCTGCCGAAGTATTTCAGGTTGTTAAATGTTGCATTCAGAATAACTTATGTTAATAATGAATGCGGTTTAACAGGGATTTCAGACTGGATATACAATGTCCATGTTATGAGATCTGATCAGAGGAATTGGATAATGACAAGTCCGCATCGTAAGCCCTCGGATTCAAAGATTTACTATGAGATAATTGGAGAACATATTGTCATTGAGACAAACAGTTTTTCAACGGCTTATAGAGTTCGTCTTGAATACCTGAGACCGGCACGCATGTATTTCTACAATTATATAAATAATGGCAATACGGAACAGGCTTCTCCAGCTACTGATTATACTGGTGCTACTGCAGGGTCCATAAATCTTGAATTTCCTAATAAACAGAAAGTTGAGATAGTGGACCGAGCTGCACAAATATACCTGGAAAGAATAAAAGAAGAACGTTACCGTACTTACTTACAGGAAGAACTAATAAAGATGCAAAATCAATAAGTATTAACCATAAAACTAATTTATACTCATGAAACATCATAATTTAAAAGACGTTCAGAGAGCATTTCTGATCAATACGTTAACAACTGAGGACTTCGGTGTTTATACCGATACTATAAAAGGAAAGAGCATCCTCAATATGAAAAGACTAGGACTCAGCATTCCTTTTGCCGGAGCCCATGGCAATCCTGTTGTCACAAAGGTCTGTTCAGATGATGGACAGGTACGCGTCGTTGGAACATTCCTTGACGATGTATGTCCTTGTGAAGAATGCCGTACCAACTACGGTATACAGATCAACAAATATCCTGAGAAACCAGGTGTGTTCAACAGTCAGGCCGAAAGAAGTCTGAAAGGTTATGGCGGCGTTGACGCTGATCCTTTACAGTGCGTCTCTGGTCTTATCCCGGGAACCAAGATGGAAGATATGGTCGATGATATCATCAACCAGATCAATGCTGATATCGGATTCTCAAATCCTGATTCCGGAAGTGGTGCGCATGCAGGAAAGATGCATTACCTTACCGGATTTAATGCTGGCGATACTGTAACCATCAATGGAACAGCGTATACCGGAGCAACAAGAGCTTTGCTTATCGCTGCCATCAATGCCGGCACCGACGCTTTTGCTTTTGCTGGAACAATTGCTTCAACTCTTTACATAATTGCCAATGCCACTCCTACGACTTTTGTAGTGACTGCCGGTGGTATGATAGTTCATGGAAACTGGGGCATAGGACTCATTGCCAATGATGTTGACACTCCGATCGACATTACTTTCTCAGAAGAAGTAGATATCCATGGAACGACTGTTGTTATCCAGGAAGGTTTCTTTGCTTCTCTGACTCCTGAAGAAGTGTTTGCTGAATTCACCAATAAGGGCCATCATGGTTCTTTGACCGCAAACATATACCGCGAACTTCCTATCGAAGATGCTCATTACTGTAAATACAATGTTGAATGGAATGACACTGTTGACTCGCTCAACTCAGGTGCCAACAACCTTGAACATCGTGACGGTTCTATCCTTATATATATCAGGGAATCAGTTCTTGCAACCAATGTATGGGATGCCAGCAACCTGATGTGGGAATCTACGCAAGCCGGTTTTGCCGCTGACACAACCTTTGATGAACTCCTTGGCTTATGGGGTTACAACCCTGCAGTCACCGGTGATGCTACTGTCGTTCTGAGTAACAATGTCGCCAACGGCAACGGTGCCCTGAACATCATCCTGAACGGAACGTCTTATTTGTTCCCGATCTTCAACGGACAGACAGTAGATACTATAGGACAGATTATGGCTGCTGTCTTTGCAGCACTGCCACAGTTTGCTGACTCAACATGGGATCTTGCAACTCGTACCCTGACGATCTCAGGACCTACAGACATTATCTCTGGAAGCGCTACCCTGTCGGGCGCCGCTACACTCCCGACCTTTACTTTTGCACTTGTGTAAGAGTTAGGCTTCGCCTGAATGAAAGAAAAGGGGTGGTGGAAAAGTATTCTACTGCCCCTTCTTTCTTTTTACATTTCAAATTAAATTTGTATTTCCATGACAAGACTGCAAATAATCGATGATATAATAGAAGGTTTGTCGGCATATAATGTGACCGACGATTCTATTTTTGACAGGGATTACATTGGCTATAAAGTTGATGTGATGCGTGAGACGTTGATCAGGAATGACTATCCTGTAATTGATGATAAATACTATCAATCTATGTGTTGTATCGAGGTAGAATGTCTTGAACAAGGATGTACTATTCCGGGTCTTGGATTTATAGGCTCAGGGGATGTTATCTGGAAAGCAGAACTTCCTTCTCTTATGACTGATGTAGGATGGAAAGATATAAAGTTCCTGGGCATGCCTGATTATGTCAGTGAATTTATTCGTAAGACTCTTTCCGGATGGCAAAGCATAAAAGGACTTCTATATTCTACGCTGGAAGACATTTTTTATACTATCATAGGAAAAGATGCATATTTCAAAAACCTACCTACTGAGACAAAATTCATTTGCCTTATAGGACTTATCACTCAGCCGGCCAGCGCATGTTCATATGATCCTGATTCTGATTACCCTGTACCTGATGTTATGAGACTTATCATAGCAGTAAAGAAAGATATATTATCCACTTATGGTATCATTCCGGATGTGCAACAGGACAGTTCAGGACAACCTATGGAGAATTCAATGAGTGGCTCAAAGACACAAGCAGCAAAAGGAAAATAATTTATGATAAAGATGAAGATATTAAATGTTGTAGGCGCCAGGCCCAACTTTATGAAGATAGCACCTCTTATGAGAGAGTATGCTAAGAATGAAAATGATGCATATTTTGATCCATTACTTGTACATACCGGTCAGCATTATAGCGATAATATGTCGAAAGTATTTATTGATGAATTAGGAATCAATTCTCCTGATTTATTTTTAAGTATGAATCCTTTGATGAATTCTCAGGCAGAACAGGTAGCTGATATCATGGTTAAATTTGAAAAAGTATGTGTTATTGAAAAACCAGATGCCGTTCTTGTCGTTGGCGATGTTAATTCAACAGTGGCATGCGCATTAGCAGCAAAGAAACTGAATATCAAGGTTATTCATCTTGAGGCCGGCTTACGGAGTTTTGATATGACAATGCCGGAAGAGATAAACCGTATCATCACAGATAGCATTTCTGACGTGTTATTGACCTCCTGCCAGGATGGTAATGTCAATCTTGCCCGGGAAGGAAAAGACGTGTCAAAGATTCATTATGTAGGAAATATAATGATCGATTCTCTTTATTATAACCTGAAGAAGATAGAGAATTCAAATATCAGGGAGAGATTAAATCTGTTTGATCCTTTTATCCTTGTCACACTGCATCGTCCTTCCAATGTAGATGATAAAATTATACTGAGTAATATCATGCAGCGGTTAAGAGGTGTTTCCGAATACCTTAAAGTTGTTTTTCCAATGCATCCGCGCACAAAACATGCGATCATTGACAACAATATTGATATAGGTAATATCATTATTACAGAACCATTAGGATATTATGATTTTAATAATCTTATGATGGCTTCAAAAGGAGTCATTACAGATTCCGGAGGTGTTCAGGAAGAGACTACAGCTGTAAGGATACCTTGCCTGACGATAAGAAAGAATACAGAACGTCCTGTAACAATAAGGGAAGGCACCAATGAACTTTACGATGGGAATCTTGACAATATATATAGTTTTTGTGATAGAGTCATGCATAAGTCCTGGAAGATAGGTGGTACTGTAATCAACTGGGATGGTAATACTGCAAAGAGAGTCATTGATATTTTAAAAAGATTGTAGAACTAGAAAAAAGAAAATTATGAACGAAAGATTAAGAAATGTCCATCAGGACAGAGAGAACTTAGTATTGGAAATGATAAAAGATCAGTTTCCGATAAAAAACATGCTTTATGTAGGTGCTTTCAGGGGTGCCTGCGCGCTAGTAGATATGTTCAAGACCAATAATCCTAGCATTAAAATTACACTTATCGAAGCTTTTGAAGATAGCGTGAACTATTTCAAACAACATAAATTATTTGACCGGGTAGTGCATGCAAATGTCGTTGACTGTCTGAGTCATTTTGAGCCTGCAGAATTTGATGCAGTAGTATGGTGGCATGGACCAGAACATGTAGAAAAGTTACAGTCCATATGTGCTATAAAAGATCTTGAAACACTAGCTTCAAAGATTATATTGATAGGATCACCATGGGGTAACAGACCTCAGAAAAATAACACCAATACCTTCCAGAATCATGTCAGCGCTTTTGATATTTACGATTTTAATAAATTGGGATATCAGGATATAAAAACCATTGGTGGTATTCATCGGCCATCAAATTGTCTCATAGCAATAAAAAGATTAGGTATATGAGCAAGGAAATAGATGTTTGCGTCGTAACCTATAATCGGTTAAGTTATCTCCAAAAGTGTGTTTGGAGTATTATTGCTTCTACACGTCGGCCATACAGAATTCATGTCATTGATGATGGTTCTACTGACGGATCCAGAGAATGGCTTCAATATATGAAAGAGTCCGGAAAGATATTTAATTATATTTTCAATGAAGAGAATCTTGGATCCGCTGGTTCGCTGAATAAAGTCATAGACAGTACAGAAACACAATACATCACTGTGACCTTTGATGATATGTATTTTCATCGTGGATGGGATGAAACAGTCTTTGGTATTCTTCGTGACTATAAAGATTCAGGTCTTATCTCATTCTATAATTATCCTTTTACAAAATTTGATACTAAGATTGATGATAGGGTATGGAAGGTTGTAAGGACAGGTATCGGGGCCGCTCTGATCAATAAGGAGTTATATGAAAAAGCAGGTAAGTTCATTCTTCCTTATGGACGAAAGATGGGATGGTTTACCACTCCGTTCTGTAATCGCTGCAATCATGTTGATATTCCAAGAAACAAACATTATGTTCCTGTAATGCCTTATGTAACGAACATGGACGAACCTCAGTGCCGATTAAATGAAAGAAATGCCCAGGGAGAATATATTGCTATGCGTCAAAAAGAAAAGAAAGGATGGGGGTTATGAGATCACTTGATGAAATAGCTTTGACATATGTTACAGACAAGCGTGCATCTGCTCATAATTATCTGGAGAAATACGAAAGGTATTTTGGTCCGAGAAGAGATTATGCAAAGATTGTTCTTGAGATCGGAGTGAAGTTCGGAAAGTCCATAGAGGTCTGGAAAGAATATTTTACTGAAGCTCATATTGTAGGTATTGACATTGATCCTAAATGTAAAAGGCATGAAGGAGTGAGAAAATCTGTTTATATAGGAAACCAGAGTGATCTGTCATTCCTTAAATCAGTAATGGATGATACCGGTGCCCCTGATATAATCATAGATGATGGAAGTCACAAAGGAAAAGATATCCTTGCTTCCTGGCAGTTCTTATGGAACTTTTTAAAGCCCGGCGGCATTTATATCATAGAAGATATATCAACTTCTTACAACTGGCCGAATAATACTGATTTCAGTGATGTACTTCCGGGAATACTACAGGGATTATTATCAAGAAAAGACTGTACTATTTTCAGTATGGAAATGTTCTTTAATCTTTTAATAATACGCAAGAAATGATAGCACACTACGATAAAAACCCAAATTCTGTAGCGTGGATGGATAATCATTATTCTCGCGCAAAGTTCTCTCCGGAGAATGAAAGATTAAATGCATGGATGTTTCCATTACTTGAAAAGTATATTCCAAAGGAAGGAACTGTACTTGAAGTAGGATGTGGTTGCGGAAGGACCCTTGACTGGATATATCAGAAGAATCCTAATCTTAAACTTATAGGTACTGACGTTTCAAATGTGGCAATTCAGAAAGGTGCAGAATACTACAAGCATATTGAATTCATATGTGAAGACGCGGAATTTGCCGAACATAAAGATATTGACCTTGTAATTTGCTCTCAGACTCTTGAACATGTTGACAGGCCCAGCGAGGTAATGATCAATATGCAGTCCTGGTTAAAAGACAAAGGAGTATTATTTATTACTATTCCTTATCCGAGAAGTGTTCTTGATATGGGATGTAAGGTTCATTACTGGAGCATTTACGAACATGATTTTATCAGTATCTTTGGTAAAAATGTCATATGTTCAAAAATTGATAAAAATCATTTGGCGGCAATATGGGAAAAGAAATAATACATATAATTGCTACGCGATGTAATTATTCAAATGAAGATCTGTTCATAAAGAGATTTCCATACCTGATTAATTGCGCTTATGATTGTTTGCTGCATCAGACATGTAAGAATTTCCAATGGATCATCATTACCAATAATGAAGGAGTGATAAATTGCAAGTTTGATTTTCCTGTTATCTTTTCTAAATCAAAGGAAGATTACAAGAAATACATTAATTTTCTTTCAACTGATTCTAATATCCTGCAGTCGAGACTTGACATTGACGATGCCCTGGCTCCTGAGTATGTTCAGAAGATGAAAGATATTGAATTTCCTGATAATAACTGTATCATTGATTTTTCGGGTTATCGTCTTGATGAACGGACCCAAAAAGTCATGAAAGACAAAAAATATAATCTTCGTGTTCCTTCTCCCTTTTTGAGTCTTTATACTCCGAAACAAGATACTGAAATCGAAAGTGTTTTTGATCATCAGCATACACAGATGGCAAAACTCTATCCTCTGATAAAAAAAGATGATATGATGTGGTTTCAGATAATAAATCCTGATTCGGCACTTATGGGAAAGAGAACTATTGAAGAAACGGAAAAAGGTGGATTTTCAGTAACAGATTATCCTGAATGGATAAATAGATATAGACATGAAAGATAAAGGTATAACAATAATCATTACAGCTTACAGGGCAGAACAGTTCATAGAAGAAACGTTGAATTCAATCTATGCTCAGTCCTATTTCAAGGACAATGAAGAATTTGAAATTCTTATAGGTGTCGATGGATGCCGGTCAACCTACAATAAAATGTATGCGCTGAGAGGATCATATAGAAATATGAGAGTATTTGTTTTTAACAATAACCTTGGAACATATATTGTTAGGAATAGTCTTACTTCTCAGGCAAAATACAATAATCTTCTTTTCTTTGATTCTGATGATGTCATGTACCCTAATATGATACAGACGGTCATGGAAACAAATAGTCAGTATATTACTTACTATTATCATAAATGGCAACATGATATCACTTCTAATGTAGGCAAACCTAATCCCGGAAGTTTCTTTATTAATAAGAATCTTTTCGATTATTACGGTGGTTTTATGCCCTGGCGTTGTGCTGCTGACGCTGAAATTCACCAGAGGATGAAACGATGCGGTTGCAATTCTGTCGTTATCCAGGAGCCTATGTATAAGTACAGGGTGCACACTGAAAGTCTTTCTCATAAGAGAGATACCGGAGCTGCTTCTGAAATAAGGAAGAGTTATTGGAAGTTACGTGATAATTTTGAAGAGTTTAAAGTTGCCAAAATTATAAAGACCACAAATTCTGATTATTTTGAGATCTTTAAAAATTCTGATAAAAAAGATATTCAGGCATTTTTTCCAGGAAAGAAATTAGGAATAATTTATAATCTTTTCGACGAGATAGAACTTTTTAAGATAGCAGTAGAATATGCGCGGCCGGCAGTAGACTATATCTGTGTCACCTATCAGAATGTATCTTATAATGGTATTAAAGCCAAAAGAAACATATATTTTGATTTAAAGAAGATGAAACAGGAAGGATTGATTGATTATATCATTCCTTATATTCCTAATACGGCGATCAAACCAAAGATGAATGAGATCCGGAAACGGAACATAGGAATAAATTACTGTCATAAGAATAAGTGCACGCATTATATGGCCCTGGATTCTGACGAGATATTCAAGACAGAAGAACTTAAAAGGGCAAAGAATGAAATATTCTATAATGGTGCTGATTTTTCTGTATGCAAAATGATCACCTATTATAAAACTCCGACGACGATATTATTTCCTCCTGAAGAATATTATATTCCTTTAATCATCGAGATGGATGATCGTAGATTTACTTATAAGTTTCAAAATGGATATTCTCTTGATTCAGGTCGTTCTATGCCTTTTTCACGTTGTCATGAGTTCGAGAGAGAAGATATCCAGATGCATCATTTTTCTTTCTGTATGAAGGATATGGAGTTGAAATTAAAGACTCAGCCCACTCCTATACGAGAAGAAACACTTGAGAAGATATTAGACCATTATAATAAGTTTGAACCCGGAATGAAGGCTTTGACTAATAATGGTTATTTCCAAACAAAACAAGTTGAAGATAGTTATTTCCAAAAAAAGGAGGTAGAGAATGAACTTGTTAAATAAGATAAAAGAAATTTATGATGGATGGAAGAACCTTGTAAATAAGAAGGTCACTATAGAAGATATTGCTCGGGTGAGAAAGAATATCTGCCGGACCAACAAATGTGGTTTTTACATGACAAAACCATATCGCGGATGTTCTGAGTGTATGTGTCCTGAAAGAGCAAAGATTCGTTCACTAAGAACTAAATGCCCGGAAAACTATTTTGGGTATGCTCATGAATTAAAACTTTTATTAACAGAACAACTTCTTGATGATCTTACTAGGTTTCGCAAGAAACAAAGTGGTGATGTTATAATATATTCCGATAAGGAATTTCGTATGGATTTTGATGTGAAGATGAAAGTTTGTACCTTTAGGCATTATCCGGAACAGGAACCAGTAAAATATTGGAATGAATTATGTAGTTTCTATAAGTTAAAAATAGGTAAGAGATTATTTTAATGGCTTGTCAGATCGTAATAGTAGGTGATATGCAAGTTAAAAGCTTGTCAGGTATAAAGAAATGGTTTTATACCCAGGAACGTCACTGTTATACAAGAAAGATAAGATTAATGAAACCTTGCATTTCTTGTAAAAAGAAGAATTCTACACGACTCTTATGGTATTACGAAGTAGTTATCGATGGAGAGACTTATCAGCTTCATGAATCATCTGTTGTTCTCTATGATCAACCAATAATGCTTAATCCTATTAAATGGGGAGATAAATCAGAAGAGAATACGATTCATAAGGATATCTATGAAGATTCCGAAAAAGATGAAGATTATCCGGCCAATGGAGATTATCAAGGTTATATGAAAAAGAAACTAGGTCTTGTCCAAAGTAATAAACCTGATTTCGATGGTGATACCTGGTTGCAAAATACACAGACGAAGATTATCAGGCAAGGAGGAACCAAAGATGGTGACACGACTGTATAAATCGCAATACGGATATATGCGTTATAAAGTCAGATATTTTGATGATATCATTTCAGATACAGAGCCTTTATTCAAAGGAAATAAAAGATTCAAGAATTACAGAGAACTATTAAAAGGTATAAATCGTAGAGGTCACGAAGATAATAATCGTATTGTAAAGAGAATCTGCAGTACATTTCTTAAATTAATGATGCATGATCTTATCTTTAAAAATTATCGTTTTCAGATGCCTTTATATAATTTTTGTTCTTTGTACATTGGATATAAAAAATTCACTAATACAGAGTTTAAATATAATATTAATACTGGAGGTCCTTATTATATTGCCCGTTTTGAATACACTAAAGAAGGAAGAAATAGGATTCACAACACAATGTATTATCCATGGCTTTCAAAAGGATATTATAAGATATTAATGGAAGAAGTAAACAAAGGTCACAAATATTCAAATATATGACAACAACAGTAATAGATCCGGATTGGATCACCGTCGATGTAATAAAACAAATGCTCTCTTCTCGTTTCAAAACGAAAGAATGGCAGGAACAGGAAATACTTGAATGGTGCATGGAAGTTGAGACTATGCACCTTGTTGATGTAGATACCTTTGCTAAGTTTGTGGAAGTATGTATTCCGGTACAGAATAAACGATTCAGAAAACCATGTAATCTTTATCGTTGGCTTGACATATATTCTTCCGCTGGAGATCCTCAAAGCAAAGTAAATAATGATACAAGGTCATTAACAGCCTGGGTTAAACTCGATGATGATTTTACTGGTGATTATGTTTACGTTAATTATATAGGAACAAAAGTTGATGAACTGACAGGGCAACCACTGATCAATAGATATCATCGGCTTGCATGTATGTTCTATTGTGCTCAGCAGGCTTTTATGGAAGAGTCAATGCTTGGTATATTCCCTGCACAGGCATATCAGTTGCTTCAGGATGGTTATTCTGCAGCTTGTTATAATGCAGCTGATCTGGAAGCATATCGTAATATGCAACGTCAGGACTTTACCAATCTTTCAATTATACAGGGTAATGCGTTACCGCGCATAGGAAACCTTACATTGTATCAACAAGGAATGGGAGAATAATTATGCAACAAATAAATCAATTTCTCAAAGGTTTGATATCTGATATTGATGTTTCAAAAAGAACATCAGAATATTGGACATTTCCTTCAATGAATATCAGAGTCTATAATAAGAAGGGCCAGGGATTCATTGTTACTTATATTGAGGGTAGTACGAAAGTTGATTCATTTGGAATTCCTATTGGAAGCGGTGAAGAGTTTTCGATAAAATCCGGATATAAAATTCTTGGAGCATGCGAATATAATGGCGTAATTTATATATCTTCATATAATGCTTCAGTAAGTGTTGACAAGGGAGAAATAGGTTGTTTCCCTAGTCCAAATATTCTTGATTTCAGTAAACCAAATGGTGCTCCCGGCACTCCTGATGCTCCACCTATTGGCTACAATATTCAATTTGAAAGGATATACAGAACATTACGAAATTTTACAAATACCACTGATCCTACCGGAATTGAAACTACAGTTCAACGTGATCCATTAAATACCACTCTTTTTGGATGGGATATTGAAAGATATGTCGACATGTTTGCAGCTGAGAGTTATGATGGATCTCTTGATTTTTACCTTTGTGATTATAAAAATCCAAATAGAGTAGTAAACTCAGGATTTCATTATAATACAGGAATTGCCAACAATAGATTGTATTGGAATAATGATTTCTTTGGATCGCTTAATCAGGTACAAACTACTTTTGCAGATGCTTCGGCTCAGTTTATTGGTTTGCTTCCTAATGGTGATGAGAAATGTGGGTTATATTTTCTTCACTTTAGATATTGTGATAATAATTTAAATACAACTCCTTTTATTTTAGAATCAGGGCCTATACAGGTTCATATAGGCGATACGACTACTTTAAATACTGTAATGGGTGGAGAAGATACTTATAATTCTCATAAACAAATCCATTTCAAAGTTATTAATCCCGATCAGTCTTATCAATATATAGAGGTTGCTTTCGTAAGATATTTTTCAGATAGTTCCGGAGTACAAATACATGAAACATGGCTTATAGATTGGAGATATCCCATTGTTTCTGGAGCAGATGTAGATATTCTTATCACTGGTAATGAAGCTTTGTTAACAATTACAGATGCAGAAATAATTGAAAGAAGTCTTATTGAAAGAACTTGTCGGTCACATACCCAAATTGCAAATTATTATTTTGGTGGAAATTGGAAAAGTTCTCGTACTGATCATCCGGCACTTGTAGAATTCTTTAAAAGAGTACAAGTTTCCTATGATGATAGTTTGGAAAAAAATGTTAATACTCCTATTAATATTAATGAACCTTCAGCAAATTATATTCCTTATCAAGACGTTTATCTTACATATGATGATGTAGGATATTTTAGAGGTGAACCGTATGCTTTTGGTGGATTTGTTCGATTAAATGATATGCAGTATTCAAGTGCATATCCTTTACGCGGATGTGATCAATTTGATGGACAAATACTTGGTACTACACAAGATAATTACAATGGTGTTTATCGGTTTCCAAGAACAACAAAATCACCTTGTATGTCTGCTATTGATAGGATAAGGATATTGCGTGTTAGAATGGATTTTACAGATGCTTTAGCATGGCTTCAGACAAATCCTACTGATCCTAATGTAATATGGTTACGTTATAATGTAAAACATATATTTCTTGCCAGGGCAGAAAGAAAACCTACATTAAAATGTCAAGGTGTAGCGATAGGTGGAGCTCAATCATATTCAGAACATTTTCCATATTCTACTTATGAATGTTCTTATAATTGGTGGGATCCATTTAATAGTCATTTAAAGACACTTCAAAATATTTGGGTAAAAGCGGATGATGCACTTCAAATACCTACACGATGGGATAATCAAGATGTCGTGACACATTTAGATGAAGTTGGATTATCAGGTAAACATGGACAACCACTTGTGAAATTTACTGGTGCTGGTAATGAAGCTCAGAATCCATTTAAAGGATGGGCCGATAACTCAACGAATGTTGCGGGTAATGTTTGTAATCCGGCAGGAGCAGCGAATTCTACTTATATGGAATTAGTTATTCCTATTTATCGTGCATATATGCCAATGTTGTATTATAATTATAATGGAGGTAATACAGATTGGAGATATTTTAGTTCAAGATGGTTCATTCAACCAAAGAAATATGGTGTTTTCTGTCCAGATCATTTATTAAATAGAAATCTTGATATTTCTGATATTGAATATATTCAACGTGTAGCAAAGACTGCGCATAATTTTGTTGAACCAAATCCTGGTTCATACGATTATTGGTTTTTTGGATATCCACCTTATGGTTTTGCAAGTTATGATGATGTAGTTCCATATAAATATATTAATGAAATGCAATATGGAAAATATATTGATAGAGTTCTGCCTGGATTCTTATCTTCAAATGTTGTAGGAAAAGAAGATGTTGGCAGGGATGGATTACATCGTGTTCCTTCATATCCTACTGCTCTTGGTTTTGTTAATGAGACATATGATATTAATGATATTAATGGAAATAATACTTCTCATCAAAATTGTCTTTTATATGCTTATGATAGTAGTAATAAAAGAGAATGGTCAACAAGAAATCTTCGAACAGCTCCATTTATTGCTATTGAAGAAGATGCAGATATACCAGGCATAGTTCAGGATAATTATAATCTAGATATAGTAAATCTTTATTCTAAAAGACCTGAAGATCTTAATTCCAATCTTGCGACCTGGTATGCTGTAGGTCCTCAATTACAATATTATAAAATTTCAGAAGCTATTCCTTTTGTTAATCAAAGTGGAAATTATATTTTTCCGGTAACTCAATTATTAGGTCGCGGTGATTGTTTTCTGCAAAAAACATTTTTCAAACAGGCTACATGGGATCCTTCAGGATTTAAAGGTGATGCTGCAGATTCCGTAGGTGCCGGATGTGGTGGTACTGGTGATGGATTCCCTACTCATTTCACAAATGATACAGGTCCTGTTTTTGATGCTACTGTATCTATTGCGGATAGAGTTCGGTATTGTCATGGTGTTGTCTTGGGTATTGTCACTGAGAATGCAGTCAATTCTGCTATGCGACACATGGACAATGTTAATGCTTACAGTCCTCAGTTCTATCCTATGGCTGTTCCAGACTGGGCTCTTTATCCATTATCGTATGAAGGTTATGAATCTTTTCTTTATAATCATGGATATCATCGGCAATTATCAATCGATATCTTTTTGGGATATGATTCAAATCTTCCGAATACTCAAAATACAATAAAGAAAACAAGAATTCGTCATAGTCCTAAAAAAGTTCCTTTTGCTTATGTTGACAATTACAGAAATCTTCAAATCAATGATTACAAAGATTTTGATTTACAGTTTGGACAGATAATGTCTATCGAACATATTGAAGAAACACTTATTTCTATTCAGGAAGGTGCAATTAATGAACATTATATTAATGAGGAAGCATTAAAGGCCCCAACAACGGCAGGAGAACTTACACTTGGTCTTGGTCCAATACTTTCGGATAAGATAAATATATTGGCATATTATGGAACACAGCATCAGTGGTCAATATGTAAAGGATTTACAGGTATCTATGGGTGGGATTGGAAGAAAAGAGTATTGTGGAAAGTTAAAGCTGGCCAGACTGCTATTGGTACAAGATCTATGGCGGTACAATCTCTTTCTCAGGAAAAAATGATTGATAAATGGTTATTCGATTTTTCTAATTCAATAAATACAAGGACGGATATTCTTAATCAATTAAAAGATACTCCAGCGAATGGAGAAGGTATTGTCGTTGGTTATGATCCGGAAAATCATGAGATACTATTCACATTAATTAAAAGGCAACTTTCTCATTATGTATGGCAGTGGAATACTGTTACTGCATGTTTTACTTCTTGGATGAATACTATGGGTTATTTACAATCAGATGTTGAAAACTTACCAATAACTGAGTATGTCAATGGAATGACAATGGTTTCGGGGCAACTATATTTTGACACTGATCATAACTATATTTTTATCTATTACAAAGACAGCGGCCAGCGTTGCCACGTTCATGCAAGAGCTGTATATGAAGATCTTTCAAGGACATTAATCTTTAATGAGGACCTTGATTTTTTTACTTCTGAACTAGGTGTTAATAATTATTGGTACGGATATATCAATCGTGACTTTTTCAGTGCTGAAAGTAATCGTGTTTATTTACATAACAAAGGTCCGATATGTACTTTTAATAATAATATTTTTGTTCCAGCTCAGATATCAATTATTATAAATGGTGTAATTGGAGAAACGGAAAATTATTCTGCAATATCGAAACTTTATACATGGGTACTTTGTGAATCACAGAATACTCCTTTTTCGCGAATTGATTATGAAACTACATATCAAGCATCAGCTGCCCCGGGAGATACTTTTGATGATTTCCAAACGCCAATAAATTTCTGGAGAAATCCTATTCATCATGAACATAAATGGAATTGGCCCGTAAATGTTCAAACTTCTGCAAATAATGATGAGTTCATTACTGGATCAGAAATGCGTGGAGAATGGATAAAGATCACTTTGACGTATGCAAAAAGAGTACAGGGGTGGATTAAGAATATAATTACTACTTTTATATCATCAAATTCATAAAATTATGGCAAATTCAAATAGGTGGAAACACTGGGTAAGAAGTATCGGTACGGGTCTCGGTGGTGTTATTGGTGCTGTTGCTGGCGGTGGATGGAATTTTGGTGTTGGTGCTGTTCCCGGATTTCTTGCAGGCGTAAGTGTCGCATCTTCAATAATGGGTGCTGCATTACCTGATGAAAGTATATGGGATAAGAATGTTTCGGTTGCTTCTACTGATCCGTATGCAATAGGAACAAGTGTCGGACAAAGACAAAACCGTATTGGTAAAACTGGATCATGGAAAGATCCTAATTCTACTTATGATACTATATCAGGAGTTGTTGGTCTTGCCGCCGGAGCTCTCGGTGCCACTGGAGTGGGTTCTGGTATTTCACTTGCCGGAAATGGTGCAAGTGGCGCTTCAAATATTGCCAACGTTGCCGGAACAACTGCAAGTCATTGGTCTATGGGAACAGGTGCTGTTGAAAATGCACCCAAGATGGCCGGAATGCTATCCGGTATCTCTCAACCTACAAATATTGTTATGGAAGGTGCGAATGTTGCCGGAACTGTAGGAGAGGTTACTCCTATGGTTGATCAGGTGGCAAATATCGCAACTAAAACTGCACCATTTGTTAAGACTGCAAAATCTGAATTGAATACATTATTGAAAAAACCTAGTACTTATAAAGATCTTTTAAGTACCGTTCAGAAGATTCCATCAATTACCGATAATACTAAGAAAACAGGATTTAATAGTAATGTTGATTTAAATGTAACTCCTGAATCTATGAATGCAGCTTATCAGAAGCCGGCAGTACTTAATGTTCCACAAGGAATACAACAAACAAATTCTTTATTCAAAAATAATTTTTCTCCGATATCACTTCCTGGTTATACTGGCTTTCAAAATAAGAAAGCTGATCAGGGAATGAACGCGTTACTTGAATATTATTCAAATATGTATAATATAAAATAAACTGACGATATGCCACTATTACCTCCTTTTCCTGGAAGTATGCCTGCTCCAACAGATGAAGAATATTGGACAAGCGCTACTGATCCAAAACAGATTTACAAGAAAGATAAAACAGGTGCTTATTCTTGGGTAAAAGACTATGATCAAAAAACAGATTTAAGTAAATTGACATGGACTCCTGTTACTGATGCGACTTCTTTGGCTGCTATGAAAAATATGGGAAGTAAAAATTTTCCTGTTTATACACCTCCTACGACTACTAAAAAAGAAGTTCTTGCTAATGAATGGACTGATGGTGAAGATATCAATATGACCGATGCGCAACCAAAGTTTATTGCAGATGAATCAGGAACAGTAAGTCCAAATATACTCAGTACTGGTAATGAGTCTGCTGTTACAAGAAACAAAAATACTGAAAAATGGGAACCCAAACCTACTTTTTCCGGACCATCAGTTGCGCCTACATGGCTTGACAATTGGTATGAAAGTTTACAGAAACAACATGCGGAGGCAAAAACATACAATGATGTAAAAACTATTGGTGATGTTGCAACAGGTGGACTTGCTTATTTATCTAATGCATTTGCAAAGAAAGAAGATCTTCCTGCCCCTCCAATGTCTATCCCCGCCGTTTATGGAAATATCTATGGATCAGAAAAAGGTCTTGTTGACAATGCACTAGCATTATCTCTTGGTACTGCAAATAAAGTCTCCAGGGAACTTGGCAAACCTGAATATATAGGATCTAATCTTGGTACAATGATGGACGCGCAGGCAAAAGCATATGCCGGTATTGCACAAGATGTTTCTACTATTGATCAGGCAAATAGAAAAAGTGTTGCAGAAGCAGATACCGCAAATAGTTTAGCTTCTTATACTACTGAGGTGGCTAATAATGCTGCTCTTAAAGAAACCGGATTAATGCGTTCTCAGACTATGGCTGCACAGTTGACTGCTAATAGTAAGATGATCAATGATAGAATTAAAAATAAATTCGAGATTGATGAATCAATGAATCAACAGACGATGTATTATAATCTTATAAAGAATGGTGCATCTACAGAAGAAGCTCTTGCGATGATGAAATTGATAGCTCCAAATCTTGTTACTGAAACTGCAGAAGAAGATTATAAAACCATTTATGATAAAGACGGTAATATTACAGGTTATACAGGTTAAAAATTTAATGTTATGGCAATACTTGATGCTTTAAAAGACGGCCAGCCGGAATATCCATTATACCAACCTGACTCATGGGAATTCAAAGCTCCCAAGGGTTTACTTACTTATGCTGCACTTATGGGCGGTTCGAGTACATCGAAATCTGGAAGTAGTAAAAAAGGTGCAAAACCATTTCCGGGCATGGAAGGACAACATCAATATGTGACGGAAAAAAAACAATTATTTGATGAAGAGGTTGCTGATGTTTCAAGTAGATTGATGTCTGGAATGAAAATGAGTGGTGATCCATTAGGATATATAAAAACTGACGAAGGAAAGGCGCTTGTTGAAGAACTTACAGTACTTAATAGAAAGGCTACAAAACTTGCTGAAAACAAACAATTCACAGAACAGAATTATGAAGCATATGTAAAAAATGAAGCAATAGTAAATAGTACAAAAAAGTCCGGTGGGCAGTATGACTACAATCCTACGACAGGACAATATACCGGTATTATTACAAAAAAAGATGGATCTTTTGAAGAAGTCAGTGCTTCAGATGTTGCTACTTTATGGTCAAATGGTGCCATACCTATTACTGTTCAAGACAAGAATGATCTGATCAATAAATATTACACTGCTGATGCAAATGGGGTGATTCGTAAACCACAGTTTTCTACCGGTTTTGATAGTTCTGCAGACTGGACTACAAAAATGACATCATATCTTGAAAGATTAAAGACTACTTCTGGTGGTGACCTTGGATTCGCCGCACAAGATGTTGATGTAGGAACAGATGTCTATGGAAATCCAAATAAATATGTATTTAAACATGGTACTTATGAAGGTAATTATTCTGCTTGGTTAACAACTCATGGTGCCGGAGTAAAGAATTTATTGGAAGGTGATGATCTTGCCAGTGCAAAAGAAGCATATAATAGAGATTTATGGAATGGAGATCCCGATGCGTGGGAATATGAAACCAAACAAAATGCACAAGGACAGGATGAATATATTGAAGATGAAGATGCAATGCATGGATTAAAGTCTACTAAAAGAACATTTGATGAATGGTTAGAACAAAAAATTATTGAACAGAAAACAGGATTACAAACTTATAAACCCTCTATTGGTTATACTACAATGGATAATCCAAATGCTGCAGGCGGTGGTGGTGGAACTGGTGATAATGTTAATTATTGGGAATTATTAGAATATGATCAGTCGAAAAATCTTTTAGGAGAAAAAAATCTTGATTGGAAAACAGGAGTTTTGGATTTGGGTGAAGTTGCTGCTAATTTAAGTAAGGTTAATGGATTGACGTCTACTTCTGCTAGTTATTTGTTAAATCAATATAAAACTGCTGCAAAAGAAAAACTCAAAGCTACAGGATATTCTGAAACATCAATTACTGATGATATGATTAATAAAACTGCATGGAATTTAGTTTCGGCTAAAGATCAGAAAACAATTATAAAAGGAGTTATTTCAGCACAAACACAAGCAAAAACAGGAGAAGAATATACTGCTTTAGCACGTATGTATCCAGGATTAACTGTATGGAATCCTTTTAATTGGAAATTATATAAAGATGAAAAAAATCAGATAACAACTGCATTAATGGTAGGACCAGAAAATGTTCAGAAATATGGGGCTGATATTATTCAAACAAGTATAAGGACAGATGTTCAAGTTAATAATGGAATTACTTTTGATAAAGTTTCCAAACATAATCCTGTTGGTGTTGGCATGACAGCCATAACAGATTTTACTGCTACTAATAAAAAAGAACCAATGATTATTAAAGCAGAATCTCAATTTGTACTTAATGGTAAACCCTATACAAATGTTGTTGTATTGGTAGATAAATCGGATGCAGCTTTAAGTAAATTAAAAGGATATTTACCAAATACTAGTGGAGAATTAGAGTTAGTAGATTATACTGATCCAAGAATTAAACAATTTATAAAAGATGGATCGTTTCTCGAAACGTTTGGTTTAAATGTAGGTTCGTTAACAGCTGAAGAAGGTTTAATGTTAACTACTAATGGATATACCGCAGCTTCTGATGATTTTTATATGGTTCCATTAACTATTGATGGAGATTGGGTAAAAGATCAAAAATGGACAACTGCTGGTTCCAGTAAATTATTTACTGCTATTGAAAGTGGATTTATAAATAATATGGCAACTGATGTTGAAAGTGATATTACTACTAAATAATTATTAATATGCCTATAGACGAAACTATAAAAACTGAACCGGTAAATATAAATTTTAGAGATAAGACTTTTTCTAATAATTTAGATTTTGCTTCACGATTATTAAAGGGTGATGATCTTGGTGACATCTGGCATGAGAGTAATAATTATGATGCTGAACCCGTATTATATTCTAAGGAATCTTTAGCAAAAAAATATCCTACTGTAGATCCTACTAAATGGGATGAAATATATCCAGAGATAGAAGCACAATACGATCTTTATAAAAAAGGTCAGTTTACAGCCGGACAAACTAATAAATTTTGGTTACCAATAACTGAGGGTACTTCAACGGCTATGCGTAAGTATCAACAGACCTCAACTCCTTTATTAAGACCTACTATACCTACAATAGCGTATACTCCATTTGGTGAAATTCCTCTTATGCATGATGATGAGGCAGCTACTAACGTAGGAATGGTTATGACAAAATCAGGTCTATGGGAACCTCTCAGTACTGACAAACCACTCAATAGGATGAAAAGAATGTATGGAGATATGATAAATACTCCATATACTTATTGGAAAGAATCTGAAGATAATGAGTTCATTAATGGTGATGAGATAAAACTTGCAAGTTGGCTTGGTGACAGATCACTGACTTCTAATTTCTTTGGATCTCATGTCAGGGGAACAATAAGTGGTGTAATGAAATTCGCTTCTGGAATTGGTCAGTTAATTGATGTCGCCGGGGATTCTTATAAATCATACGATTCACAATTAAATGCATTACAGAATTTCAATAAAGCTTTTTTTACTACCAATAAAGATAAATTTGGTGGAGAAAATAAAGATATCCTCTGGACTGATAGAGTTGGCAATAATTGGACTAACTGGGCTAATCAACAAACCAGGCAGAACAATGATGAGAAAGAAGGATATTTTAACGATTTAAATGCTTTCATATTTGGAACGTTCGATGGTGTTGGACAGATGGCCCCGTTGATTGCTTCATCATATCTTGTAGGTGCCGGTTCGCGTGGACTTCTTGGGTTTTCAAAAGCTTCTAGTCTTGCTAATAAAACGTCGATGGTTTTAGGATCTGTTGAGGCTGGAGGTATGTTCAGACAGGAAATGAAGAAATTGGGAATCCCTGATACTGAGTCCGCGAAATGGTGGGCTCCTTTTGCTGTTGCTACATATCTCTCTGAGAGTATATTTAGAACAAATGTTGTCCAGAATATATGGGGTAGGGATATGAAGAATTTGGTACTCCCTGCTATTCGTCAGAATTTAAAAGAAGCAGCTATTAAAAAAGGAACTTCTGTTAATGGACTTTCCAATGAAGTGAAAGCTGGTATCTTTAAAAAAGCATACAACACTTTTATAAAGAGTCCTGATAGTTGGTTAACAAAATTAGCCAGTAGTAAAAATGTAGCAGTAAGAGGTTTTGCTGGTGGTGTAGAAGAAGGTTCTGAAGAACTTGTAGAAAATGCAATGGATATGGGTATTGCTTATACTTATAATTCGTTGGCATTTGCAAGTGCTTTAAATACTAAAAGTCGTTTTGATGGTGTTACCTGGACAACAGGTACGGATCGTGCCGGAGTTGAAAGATATTATAGAATCGAACCTACTGGTGCCAAGAAACAGATTGATGAGGAAAAATGGCAAGCTGAACAGGATGAATATGAATTTTCAAATGCAGTAATAAAAGGAGAAAAGAATCTAAGCGAAGAATTTGGATGGACTGATGCTCCTGCAGCTTTTTTTAGTACATTCATATTGCTTGGTATGGGAAAGATAGTTGGTGTCAATAAAGGACAGAATGAAAAACGTACTATTCATAAAATAGCTTATGATATAGCAAAGAATCCTTCATTGAAACAAAAGTATATGGAGGTTACTCAATCTCATATTCCCACAGGAGAGTTTGGTTATACCCATATTGATGAGAATGGTGTTACTATTAAAGAAGAAGAAAAAGGAACCGTTCTTTCTCAGGCACAAAAGAATCATGATTTATTCTGGCAAGATGTAGATCTTATTACCAATATAATTCAGGAAGGTGAAATGACAAGTCCTGAATTCACTGCTAAGATGATGGGTGAAAGTACGATGATCCTTGATGCAATTAATTTGAAAGTTAAATTAAAATCATTAGCAGTAGATCTGCAGAAAGTGCGTGCCAATGATCCTAATGTAAAAAATCTTACCGAAGAAGGAATACTTGCTGAGATCGATCAGAAGCAGAAGGATTACGATTATCTTACAATGTCCAAGACAGATTATACTTTAAAATATGGTACATCCAAAGAGACGGAAGTCATAGAAGAAGGAATGAAGAAAAAGAAACTTCCAGCAAAAGAAGGAAAAACTTCTTGGGCTTATACTGAAAGGTTTCTTAATTTTATGGAAATGGATAAGTATCGTGATAAATTTGTTGAAGATTTAGCAGCTGCAAAATATCAAAAATTATTAAAGAAAGTAGAAAAAGGAGAGGCAACACAAGCAGAATATGATGAAAAAGTAAATACTTTTAAGGCTGAGAAAAAAACAGATTTATTAAAAAATGGTCACAAAAATGGATGGTCTACATTTTATGCTATTTATGCGAATCCATTATTAACAGGAGGAATGAATGCTATCGATTTATTCTTTAATGATTCTGAAGAATTCAAATCAAATATTACTGAAAGAATTGCAGCGATAAATGAAGAATTTAAAAAATACAACCAAACTGATACTACTGTTCTTACTGATAAATTAACAGAACTACAGAATACATTGAATACTGTTTTAGGTTCAAAAGGTTCTCATAATATTGCAAATTTTGAAAAAGGTAAATTAGAAACTTCGGATGTAAAAGCTATTACCGATAGTTATCAAGATCTTATTAATAGTGTTCATGAGGTTGTGAATATTGCCAGGGCAACTCCGAATCTCGATGCTAAAGTCAAATCATCAATAACTTCTTTACTTGGAACATTCCAGACTATGAGTGATGAGGCAAATAATCATCTTGTAGGGGAATTCGAAAATTATCAAACACAGAATACAAAAGGTCTTTCTCCGGAAGCTATTGCAAAGAAACAGGCAGTATTGGACAATGAAGGAAATATTGATTCCATACTTAAGTCATTTGAAGCAATGGATGAAAGTATAGCAATTGGAACACAAAATTTTGCTAATCCAATTAATCAGATTAATAATTTTGATGAATTAACTTCTGAGTTACAACAAAAATTAAAACATGAAGCTTTTGTTGCTTTCATAAACAAGATCGCTGGTGGTACTACATTAGAAAATTACAAAAAACTTGCTGCTGAAAAAGTTACTGTTGAAAATCCCGGAGTGATATCTGCGTTAATGCAGAATTCCTTAAATGGACTAAATAGATTAAATTATTTCTTAACACGTCTTGGTATTCATATAGATACTCTTGAAAAAAATCCTGATTATGTTGAACATGCTCTTACATTTGGTGATGAACAATTACAGATAAGTGCCGAAGAGAGAGATATATTAAAAAATATTATCAGAAATAAAGCTATTGAAGTTAATGATGTTAAGGTATGGGCCGAAAGTCATGTTGCAAGTAAGGAGACATCACAATTCAAAGAAGCCTGCATGCGCCTCGATCATAAACGTATGGTTATAGAGTTTGCTGCATTACAGAATCAACCAAGTGTTAGTCTTGTCGATATAGATGATTTCCTTAGTAAGAATGGATTGACAGGAAAGAATGGCATCCAAATGATATTTGATGCTTTTACTGATGATAGTCAGACTGCTAAAACAGAAGGTAAAAAAGGAAAGGCAATAAGTCTGTATGAACAATTAGATAAATTGGTAACCATACAACTTGACAATCTATGTAAGGATTCAAAAGTTGTTTATGATTATATTCTTGACAATTTAAAGAAACCTGATTTCGCTAATAATGGTTATGATTTCCTCAATGAATTTAACTCAGGAACATTTATAGAAAGTGAACTGTTAAAATATGGTGGTACTTTTTCCAGAGAAGAAATGGAAAAGAAAGGTACTAATCCTGAAAAAGCACAGAAATGGTGGTTAATTGTTACAATGACCGCAAGACTGCATTTATTTGGGCAAGTACAGAAAGATGGCAAAACCCGTTATACATACTCTCAGGCACGCCAAGCTTATCGTGACGTCCTTAAAACAAAAAAACAGAAAAAAATCAATGACAAGGTTGCTACTATAGCACAGGAGGATCTCATTACACATATGGTAATGTTTTCAATGACTCCTAATGCCAATACTGATTATGTAAAAATATTAAGTATAGCTGGAAATTATATACCAGGTACTTTGGTTGTTCGTGGTTTCGGTGGTGCAGGGAAGAGTACGGTTGTTATGTCAAACACAATTGAAACAGTAGCAACCCTTCGCGATAAAAAAGTGAAAGTATCTGTTTATTCTACTAACAATGCACTAGCTAAACAGCATTCTGATAATCTTGAACTTTTAAAACAGTTAGGTGTGGTAGATTACAAAAGTTTATTGATGCCTGATTTAATGAATAAAGTTGCTGATTCATCGATTGCTGATGATGTGGATTTAGTATTCATTGATGAAGCAAGTCAGTACGGTGATCAGATCTATAATGAATTGCAAAATGATATTCTAAAGGATAATAAACGCCCTGTCATAATTTTAGGTGACGATACTCAAATGATCCCTGAAGATAATGCAAAAGGTGGCTCTACATTCTTTACCGGTCTCCCGCGCATGAACATGATTGGGGAGAGAACACTTCCGATTGTAGAGGTATTTAGGACTGGTGTTGAGATATTGTATCAGTTACAGTCTTATTTGCGTACTACAAAGCGATTGTCAACGGAACAGATGGATAACATTATTCTTCCTGGTGCACTTCATACAAGTGATTCTAACTATGGTTACAAACACAGGCAAAATATTGATCAGGTTATTGAAGATTTTATTAATACTGTCAAGAACGATCCTGGTGCAGTAGCAACTGATGTTTTACTTATATTCTTGAATTATAAAGATTATACCGATGCTATTGTCAGTGGAAAATATGCTACCCAATTACAGAATTATCTTCCTTTTATTAAGTTTTTGACATATGATATGCTCAATCCGGATCTTACTGTTTCCGGTTTATCATCCAAAAAAGTATATTTTGCATGTGATGTGTTTCATGATGATAGAATGGATATAAGCGATTCTGATAAAAGAAATGTGTTTATTCGTTCTTTACTTACTGCTAGTTCCCGGGCTGTCAATTTCTTTGAAATGGTAGGACCTGATTTCCTTTATAATCCACAGGAACTTGATTGGATTCCTGGCATGGTAAATGTATCGCAAGATCCTATTATAAAAGCTGCAGAAGATTTAGCGCAACAACAGATAGACAGAAATAAAGCAATAACCCGATTAGATAATATCGTTGGTCCAAGTACCTATAAGGATATTGTTAATCCTCCACCGGTATTTTCTTTTAATCGTAATCTTGATTTGCAGAATGAACCAGAAGTTCTTGTAAAAGTACAGGAAGAGATTGAAAGGATAAAAGCAAATGTGCGTGATGCGAAAAAAGTAAGTGCAACTTCATTTGTTAATTGGTCGTCGACAGTTAATGTAGAGAACCAGGCACGAAATAAAGTCTTTGTTGCCGCTTTACGTTATAATATGTCGTTGGACTATGGTAATTTTACGGAAGAACAGCAGAATGAATTTCTCAAATATTTAAATGATTCTGCTAAAGAATATTCTAGTCTAGTAGGTATTGATGAAGCATATCGTTTTGCAAAATCAGTACTTAATTCGTTGTATTTTACCAATGAGTTAACATCGTTAATGAGTAATCCTTTGACTTTAATAAACCCAGTTATATCCTTTGGTGATATCCAGGGCATGCCTGCAATGGTAAAAATAGTAGGTACACATGAGGTCAATGGAAAGATAGTACCGATAGTAGATATTATCGATTTTTGGTTTACCAAGTCTGCAGTAAAGGGTTACGAAACACAACAGGTTGAAAAGATGGCCGCTTATGCAGCATTATTAACTGCTAATGGTTATCATATCAATAAAACAGTTCTTTATAATGTAGTTGAAACAACGGTCAATGGAAGAAATGATGCTACCTATGGTGGTACTTTTGTACTTAATGAAGATGAACTTTCAAAAAGTATAATTACTATGACCGGTCCTTCTAAAATGAATATTGCCAGTAGTATTCCATTCAATGACAAAACCATTCTTGTTTCCGAAGAAGAATACATGGAAAATGAGAGAGTCATTATTGATGATAAAAATACAAAGTATGCAGTAGGCAATAGATTTTATTCTCCAAAAGACAATATAGTTTATAGAGTTGATTCTTTAACCCAAACAGGTGTAAAGACTCCAAAGATTGCTGTCTGGATGAAGAATAATAAAAATGACAATGTAGAGAAGTTTACTTATCGTCAAACAGAGAATTTTTTACCTTATGATCCACAGAATCCTCCGTTATGGAAGTCGTCAGCTGTTCGTTTCAAAAATGAAGGAACTTTTTATTCCAGTAATGCCCATACATTGGTATTAGGATTTCAGGGTTGGGGCGTAGATCCTTTGGAGAAATTACTTCCGACATATAGAAAAGGTTATTGGGATATCAAAGACGTTTTTGGAGATATACATAATCCTTTCCTATCTATTAAAAATGATATTTCTGCTACTATTGATGATAGGAGTAAGAATTATATAATGAGAGTTTATCAGAATCTCCCATTCTTACAAATTGATACCGATGGAAATATTCTTCCTATTATTGGTAATACTGGTTATGCTGTTACTGTTGAGTTGAATGACAAACAAATAGATAAACTGATTAAAAATTTACCTATTTTAAAGAAATATGGCATTAATGATATCGATACATTTAAAAGATATGGATTTCATATAATTGGTTCTCTTGGAAAACCTGATATCAATTTTAAAAATAGTGACGGAACAAGAAATTATGTTTCTGATGTTGATATTGATGCTTTCATAAAAGGAACAAAGACAACAGAAGAAATATTTAAAAATGCATTTGCTGGAGATCCTGATGCAGAATTACGCAAATTAAACATTGAATATAATACTGAATTACTAAATAACATACGTGTTGGTATGCAGAATAATGGCATTGTAAGTACTAATGTCACTATGAAAAACAGAGAATTAAATGTTAGTTTTAGTAATAACAATAAATCATATAAAGATTTTGAAGAACAAATGGATTTCCAGGGTTTGACTGTTGAAGGTAAACCTAAAGCAGAACAACAAGCTGGAAAAACACATTTCTATGTTACTGTAAACAGAGGAAAGCAACAAGAGAATGTGTCAATACAATTCGATAGCCGCGAAGTTGATTCAGCGTATATTCTTGGTACAATAATGAAAAATTATGATGATAATAAACTTATCATCAAAGAAGTATTGGACCGTATAGAGGAATTGATGAAAGAGGAAGCTCCAAAGAATTCCACAAAAGAAGAAATTGAAATTTTCGAAGAGAAGAAATTAAAAGATGCCGGATCTAATGCAAGTCAATTATGGAAAACATTAAGAACTACTGAATTTTATCAGTTTCTTATGCATAATAAGAGTGTTCTAAAGAAGAATTCTGAGTTTGATAATTATATGAATATCGGAAAGAAGATCACATTCAAAGGACAGTCTACAGAATATAAAATGAAAAATATTTCCAGGACTCTTGAACGTATAAGAGAAATGGCAGAAAAAAATAGTGTTAAGTTTTACATGACCGCATTTGATCTTGATAAAACTACTGGTGAAAAAATAGTTCGTACCGAAAATCTTGTTACTAAAGTTTCATCAATATCACAAAGAGAATTTCATGTATCAGTACCCAAAAATATAAAGAGTAAACCGGCGCCAGCTTCTACTTTTGCTCCATTTAAAAGAATTGATGGTGAGTTTACGGATGATGATCTGATTGAAGAATCGTTGATGCGTGCAGAACTTTATAATCTTATAGGTAATCTTGTCGATACAAAATTATTTGTAGATCCTAATGGTTTTGTGCTTTCTAATGATGGTGTTAATTTGTGGGGGGCCGTAAGGGATGGATTAATTGAAATAAGTACGGTAAGAGGAAGGGTTCATAAGGCAGTAGGAAGACATGAGGCAATACATTTTATCTTGCATTATATGGTAAGACCTGAAATGCGGGAGAAGATCATTGCTGATGCCAGAAATCAAATGGTAAGGAAAGGATATAAGGACTTATCATATATTGGAGTTCATGAATATATAGCAAGTTTATTTGAAACTAAACCGATTAGAAAAGCTACTACTATTTTAGAAGAATATCTTCGTAAGTTCGTGATGTGGGTTACTCGCGTTGCTCAGCAGTGGGGTTTATACAATAATCATCTTAATGCATTCATGTATTCTGCAAGAAGTGGTTATTATCGTGATCAGCCGGCAATGAATCAGAGTGATGGTTATACTTTTGAAATGCGTCCTAATAATTACTACAATTCTTTGGATATGAAAGAACTTGTAGATAATGTTTTCCCTGGTGATGCAAAAAGAATGGCTACTATTTTTAAATTAATTCCTGATTGGAAAAATTTCTCATCATTTGGAAGGAATTTGAAACACTATAATCTTACTTATGGCATGCAGTTATTGGCTATGAGAACATTATATCGTGAACTTGATGAATCATTACCTACAAATGTTACTGTACGTGTAAGAGAGATAACCAATGAAGAAACACAACAAACTGGTAAACTTTATAATTATTTCGAAGGTAATGTAAATGACATGTCTCCGAATGTTCTCAGTATTGCTGTTGTGAATAGAAGAGAATCTGAGATGAATGATAATGCCATTGAACGATATATCATTAATAGGTTTGCTCAGCAACCAGAAGTGATGTATTCATTAATGCAAGATCTATTTGAGAATATTGACGTTGAAAGAGCAATTAATTTAACATTTTCTGATTCTAAAAATTCTCCTACAGGTAATAAAGGAACCAATGTGATTAAAAGGGATAATGAATTATTTGATCCAATGACATCACAATCTCCCATGTTACGTAAAATCCTTTCGTCACTTACTTATTATAGTCACAAAACAGGTGAAAGACAACACAAATTCATCAGAGAGGCTACTTTGCAATATATATTAATTGATACTGTTGCTACTTTAAAACAAAAAGGAACTAATCCTACTATTGCGGAGATTATTAAATCTATGCGTGGGGAGTTAACAAAGAAGTCCGTAAATACAGAACATAAAAATATCATTTATAGTTTCCTTCATGAATTTGGTGAGGAAAATAATGGTTATGAAGTCGAAGATATCATTACCAGGGATAACGAAGAATTAAAAACCAGTTTTGCTGACTGGGGAATGGTGTATTTTATCGAACATGCTGAAGATTTGAAACAGGCATTTCCTGATATGAAGGAAAGGATCAATGATAAAGTATATGAGGCCAGGGCAATGCTTAATGGAATAGTTTCTTATTATCAGTCATTACAAACACTTGCAGCTATAAAAGGAACTGTCAATAAAGATGGCAGTATAGATTTTGAAGAATTTGGTAAGAATCTTGAGAATGTAGTAAAAGCTGATTTAAGAAAAATAATGCGAGATTCGGTTCTTACTTCTGATAAATCTACTATTGCTAAAAGAATTAGTGAAACTTTTATTGGTCCAAAAAGAAGATATGTATTTCATAAAAGTACAGGAAAGAATCCTGTTATGGGATTGTATGAAGTATCTACTGATAGATTAATAATATCTACAAGTACATGGAGAATTGCTGCAGTAGATTATAATGCAATATCTGAGTTTTTAGGTTTATCTAAAAGATTATCTGATAGTGAGGTTCTTGGTACTGTCAATAATCAAACACTTGGTCAACAGTTTTTTTATATGGTGGCCGGTCTTGCTGTTTCGTCTGCAATTAGTACAAGTGCAGATTTAGCTTTTAAAGACGTTGACGAAAACAAATTGTTATTAGTCGATGATAAGGGCGTCATTATTCCTAACAAAGATTATATAAGAGAAATAGAAACTCAGGTAAACAGTAAATTAGGTGTTGATGATAAAGGGAAAAAGATAACTTATATGAATTTTCCTGAGTTAAAGGAATTACTCGATACGTACTATAAAGACAATGGATTTCAAGCAGAAGATATAAAGAAAATTGAAGTTGGTGAGAATATCATTAATCTAAAGATGAAACTTTATATTCCTGATCAAATATTTACTTTCTTCAAAGAAATAGCAAAAGGACTTATTTATGAAGGTCGTTATGATAATAATAGGATGATCATGAATGTTGACGATGAACCTGTTTATATTCATATATACAGTTCTTTGTTTGCTGAGTTATGGAATTCTGGATCATCACAGACTGTTGCTAATATACAGACTCGTATTAAGACAGAAGATACAAAAGGATCCCCGTTATATTCTATTGAAAAAGATAAAAAAGGGAAAACCACTATTGTTTACAATAATGCCGCATTAAATGGTAAATTAGGATGGGAACCATATGCCCGTAATTTTGGATTAGAAAAAGTATTTAAGGCATCACAGTTTAAGAATATGACTATAAAGGATGTTCTTTCTTATATGATTGAGTTGACTGATGATTATATGAGTAACAAAACAACATCTGATACTTATCCTGTAATGTTTGAAACATTTTCTGATAAGAATTTCTCTCCTATACTTCCGACTTATGCTATGGACCAGGGAAACAAAATCAAATTATTTAAGATTGAATACAATGATGAATTAGGTAAATTTCAATATATAGTTGATGAAACTCATATGGTAAGTATCATTGATGATATTGTACGGTATTATGATCGCGTTAGAAAATTAGCAAATAAAGACATAATGCGTGAATTTAAAATGTCTACTGCAGAATTCAATAATTACATATCTACAATAAGTCCTAATAGTTCTGCTGGAATGGATGTACGTTTTCGTTTAGAGGAAAATGTTCATTTTGTAATAAAAGGTAATACTTTTTTACCAGGAAGAGCATTTGCTTCTGATAATGTTTACAATGAAGCATTTTCACAGAAATGGAATGCCGAAACAGAAGGTGGTAAATACAATTTAATAAGGAAAGCACATCATGATCAATTTTTGAATTTCGGTAAGTTGATAAATGAAAGTGGATATGTATTACCCAAACAAATTCTTTCTAAATTTTCTCATTTCGGAATATATCAGCAAGAAGTGGATGAAGAAACAGGTGAAACATTAAATATTACACTTGCACAGTTATATGCTGAAAGAAAATCGACTCTTAAAAAATTAGATCTTCAGATAAAAGAAGAACAAAATCCTGATGTAAAAAACACTCTTATAATTAAACATTCTACTGAGAAAATCAGATATAATGAATTAATTAAAACATTCAATGAAGGTATTGCTGAGAAAAACTTCATGATGCCTTCTGTTAAAAAATCAATACTTCATGGAGAAACTTCAATTGAAGGAGAATGGCATCCATTTCTTGAAACAATGTACTGGATGTTCCATATGATGAATGAAACAATATCTCCATTATACAGGGGTCCTTCTATTTATTATCAGGATATCACTGATTTCATTAAAAGAGCTGCAGGAGATAATGCACCGGGTACTACAATGGTCGCCCAGGATGGCAATGGCATAGGTTCTAAAATGAATTTTATTGCCTTTAATGATATTCCCGGGTTCAATGAATTATTTGATGAAAAGACAGATCCATATCATGATTTACATACCAATGGTTTTGTTCCGGCAAATCCAGTAAGTTATAAAATGATGCAGCACTCTTCTGGTGATGCTATTGGAAATATATATCAGGGAGCTTTGAAACCTGTATATAAGTACTACGATCCTATTAAGAACAAAGAAGTATATCTTAAAATGGCAATGATGCCCATTACGTTCAGTCAGTTTAAGAATCATATTTACTATCAGACTTTAATGAGAACATTCCTTGGAGAGAAATATTGGAATGAATATAATGAGAGATTATTTGAAAATAAGGAATCTTATAGTGCTGCTGTTGAGGAAATGGCAAAAAAAGCATGGGAGTTTAATCCTGACGGAAGTACCAATAGAGAAAAAATGGTTGATTTTGCGGTTCACAGATCCGCATATAAATCAGGTGTGACTAAATTAAAAAATTACACTACTGATGTCAATGGAAATGTCATAGCAAATCCAACATTTAATAGTTCAGAGAACAAACAAGAAGTATTTACTGAACATTTCAGAATACAGACCATTACACGCCAGGAAACTATCGATACACAGAAAACCCTTCCCACACAGATATTGTCCGCATTAGGGGCTTTGGATCATAACCAGAAACTTATTACAAGGATAAATGCTGCTCTTTCAGGTTTTGCTACACTGGTTAATGATGAAGTATCAAAAACATTGGGTAATGATATAGAACATTCTAAAGCAAGAATAGCGCTTTTATCAAAAATAGGCAAAAGGAATATTGGTATTTCTACGCAAGCTACCAAATATGGTAAATTAATGACCACTCTTGGTATTCATCCTGATGTATTGCAGAATAAACATGTTAACAATATCATTTCCTACATTAATGATTACATAAAACCTTCCATGCCCGGACAATCTTATGTCCAATTGCCACATATAGGTAATATTTTCCGTAATAAAAAAACAGGACAATTATTCTTGGCTCAGGATATTGGTCTTGGAAACGATTCTGTTATTCATCCAGAATATGATAATATAAAATTGAAACCTGGCACTTATTTATGGAATGATGGAACCAATTGGAATGAATTCACACATGATAGGGATCAGTTGGGTAATATTACTAAAACCGCGTATGATAAATTCAAAGAATTAGCTGAGGCAAATCCTAATTCAATAAAGTATCGTCCTGCAGATGTTGTTATGCCCTTTCAGTACATGAATAAATTTGGACTTACAAAAGATATGACTTTGCAGCAAGCAATGACATTAGGACCCAAGGAAAAGATCAGCATGTACGAAACCGGTGTAAAAGCAGAAAGAAGAACTGTTACTGATACTTTCAACTTCCTTAATGAATTATATCTTAATTATAATGCTTTTGAAATTCGTGATAGTCTTCCTGCAGCAATAAAGGAAGAACTTAAAAAGCGACTTGATGAGAATAGTGTATTAAAAGGAAAGATTAAAGAAAGACATTTAGATAAAGTTACAAAAGAAGTTGAGAAGAGGTTTTTCTTACAAGAAGCAGATAGTAATAATGCTGAACTTGTAAAAAAGAATACTGGAGAGAAGATGCTCGCTATTCAGAATAAATTAGATCATCTTTTATTATCTGATATTAATGCTACTTTGACTGAAATGGCAAAATACTATACTTCCTTCAATGATGCACTTGATGTTTATCTTGTACGTATTCCTACAACAAATGCTTCGCTGGCTTCATTAGGAAGAATTGTAGCATTTGAAAATGATTTGGACAACGCAATACTCATATCGTCTGAAAAGAACATTCTGGATGGTTCCGACTACGATATCGACCAATTATCTGTTTATTTTAGGGCAGTAGATAAATATGGTACAGTAAATACCAGTGATCCTGATAAGGTCATGGATGATAAGAATGCTTTATTCAAAGCATATCAGAATATGATATTTGATTCCGTTCAGGAATACTATCATAACATCAAGAATCATCCAATGGTACTCGGTAAAATTGATCTTACCAATATTAAAAATAAAGCAAAGGTTGTTACTGATGCAACAGAAATGCACAATGCTGATATTTCTACTACTTTGGTGGCTAATGTTGTTAATTTCCTTGGTGGTGCTATGGTGGGATATTTTGCTAATCAGATGAATTTTACTTTTAAATTACTGCATGTTCCTTTAATAACTCAGAGAGATTCTAATGGTAAAGTTGTTAGGAGAGGCAGAACAGATCAGTCTACAGAAACAAAGATGTTTGATTTATCGCTTGGTGCTATATTTGATGAATCACAGATCCCTGGTATGGCAGATTTTATCAATAACCTTGTAAATGCTTCTACTGATAATGCGAAACTTGCCGGGGCTATAGGTAAGTTAAATGCAAATCAGGCTACGGCCGGTGTTGTAAATGGAGCTACACTTGTTGGATTAACCGTTGAAGAGAAATTAAAAGGATTAACTATTGAGGATAAGGTTTTAGCAATAATAAATGATCCTATCATTAAAGAAGCTTCAGCTGTTGTTTTGAATTCTATGGCAGTTACTACAAAAGGTGGTAGAAAATTTATGTGGAATGTTCTCAAGGCAAAATTAAAAAAAGGAGAACAAAAATATACTGTAGAAGAAATTGCAAAAATCAATGATTATATTAAGTTTGCTTATATCGGAGAACAGGTTCGTAGATTTGGTGATATAGTAAAGATCCAACAGGAATTTGATGTTAATCCAGAAGATTTTATTAGGCAGAAAAATAATATTGAGAAAGCATTAGGAATGTCAATGGGTGACTTCCTTGCAAAAATAAAAACTATTCGTCTTGACGGTTATTCTGTAAATGATCAGATGAACTGGCTTAAAAAGAGTTTTCCTAATAGTTTTAATGCATCAACTAGTGGCAAATCAAATATTGAGAATGAGTTACAAATGCGTTCGATGATTAATATTCCTATGGTTGTTGCACAAATGCCCAATCTTGTTTCTTATGTACAGGCAGCATATAATATTGATAATTTTTTAAGTCAAACATTTACTGTTTATAAAGACCAGACGGTTTTGAATAATCTTCTGCGTTTAACAGGAAGGGATATATTAACATTTGATAACGAGATAAAAACATTCTATGATGAGTATAAAAAGTATGTGGAAGGTTTATTTATTTCTGAGAAATATAACAATGTAAATATGTCTATTAAGGATGTTGAACAACATATTTTTAATTTAGGTAATGTAAAAGAAAGAACACATTTTGCATTGTTAATTCCTTATTTTGTTCAGGAGCTTAAGAAGGATGATATGTATAAGAGGAATGAGTTTGTCAATAATCTTGATATTATCAATTTAAAAGGTACTCCATTTAACTATATTGGATTTCCTAATACTATTGAAATGGATGATTACAGAAAGACTCAGTTCTCAAATGATTTCGAAAAATTACCAAGAGATATTCAGAGGATATTTAGAGCATACCAGATAATTACATACGGTTTTAAATATAAAATGGGTAGTTATAATGAGGTAACAGATATTGAGAATGAGTTAATGTTTTCTGAGTGGATTGACAAAAAAAACATGAATGATATAATAAAGGATCCTATTAATATTGTTCGTGAATTAACTTCAAAGAATGCAGTCCTTGTTAATACTTCTATTGAACATAGAAGTAATAATAATATTGTTTATTATAGGTGGAATTTTGATCCTGAAGAGACTCCACAAATAATGGAAAATGATTTTCCGTTATCTTCGCCATATCCAAGGTTTATGAATTCTTATACTGGGAAAGTAACCGCTATGAATAATCCAGTAACAAGAAATGTTAATGTTGATGAGTTAATTGAATTGGATGAAAATGGCATAGAGAAAAAGACCAGGATAAGATCTCATTATTCAAATGGAATTATAAGACGTGCAACTTATAACAACATGATAGAGAATCAAGAAATAATAAAATCACATTATTTGATTGAAGGAAATCATGAAGCACATCCTGAGAGATATGCTATAACTACCGACGGTACTCTTGTTAAAGTATTTAAAGATTCTTATACTTCATGGAGTATGCAGAAATTGGCTGGTGTTTCAACGAAAGTAAATCCATCAGTTCCATTAAGTGCTGTTAATAGTAAATCATCGATTGATGTTATTAATTATATTGTTGATAAGATCCGCTTAGCATTTCCTAATGTAACTATTGAATATGTTGATAATTCTACAACAGAATATTCGGAATATATCAGTTATGTTAAAAATGGAGTTGTTTACCTGAATAGTGATAAGATTAATAATGATACTGCGCTACATGAAATAACACACATTTTTTTAGATACTTTAAAGTATACTAATTTTGAACTTTATAATGTATTAAGAAATAAAGTTATTGATCTTATTCAGACTAATGACGCTGTTGTTCTGGCTATGATGGAAAATGAACATTATGCAAACATGAATGATGAAATGTTCATAGATGAAGTTATTTCTAACATTGTCGGGTTTAATACTTATGAAAAAGCAATAGGAACATTACTTAATCAGGGTGTAAAGAATGCTCAGGAAGCAAAGAATTTTGTTGAAAAGTTCATTGATAGCATTAATGATTTTTGGAACTGGGCAAAACGTCTTGTTCTTCGTTTATTTGCTGTTAAATTAAGTAACAATATTCTTTCAAAGATAACTCCTAATAGTACTATAAGGGAAATATCAGAGGCCATAGCAAGAGAATTACTTGCAGGCAATACTATTAGTTATATTACAAGTAATAAACTTGCTAATTTAAATTCGGCAGTTAGACCATCAGTATCTTTGGCAACGAGTGTTTCTGATATAGCCGAGAATCTTATTAATGTGAAAAATCTCAAAGAGTATGAGGATTTTGATTTTGGTGAAAAAATAAAATATTTTAGAAGGAAATTAAAAATTTATAAAGGCATCCTTCCAGCAAAATATTTAGGTATTGCAGTAGACTTTAATAAAATTGATGTTAATCAGTGGGATGATGAGATTGGTAAGATCATTAAAGAATACGATACAAAAGTTCCTAAGTTGGTTGATAATTTATTGATATTACTTGGAAAAGAAAAAGGTTCTGTAAGCAAATCAATAGATATATTCGGAAAAAATAAAAATGGAGATGCGTTGTATAAAGAAGATGTACTTGACAGGTTCCTGCATCAAATAGCATATTCTCCAGCGACTAAATATATGCGTTTTAGTTCTCTTGCAAATGATCCTCAGTTCTCCCATCTTTATGATGAAAGATTTAAAGGATTTGATCCTATAATTGGAATTGAATCTGTCGGTGACCAATTAGTATTGTCCATATTTGATATAACCAATGAACAAATATATAATCCGGCAATAGGTAGTGAGGATAAGAATATTCTCTCTAAGTTCATTACAGATAAGGAGGCAAGACGTAACTCTATTACAATGTCAAATACCAAAGGTGATGTAAGGAGTTTAATGATAGGATTGCTTACAAATCACCTTAAGAAATCATTTAGTGGTGTCCGTATTTTCCATTCTGGTGTTATTCAATTAACCCCAGGATATAGTATAATGAATGTAGTATTTAACAATGACCTTGCTATGAATATGCTTAACATAGGAAAACAAGGAAAGTTCATGAATAGTATAACTGATCCTTACATTCGGGAAATGTTCTTAAAAGACAATATATATATTGCTGAACAGGACTATGAAGATTCACTAATTAATTTCTACAATAATTTTAAGGATATATATTACAAAAACGGATTACAGGAATTTAGGGAAAGTAAAGTTAGTCCAGTGGATATTTCTGAAAAAGTAAGAATATTAAATTACAGATTAAGTGAACTGATTAAAAAATCTAATTTAACTTATATCGATAACAGAGAACTTTATCTATTGATGAAAACTATTCTTGATTATAATAAATTGAAAATTACAGATTGGCAGTTCAATATAGGAAATGATATTGATACTATGCAAAAAATGTTGAAACCGCAGTTCAATATAAGTAATGAAAATATTCAGGTTATCTACAATAAAATGATGGAAACATCATATAGGATCGTGGACCGAATAATGAAAGACTACAAAGAAGATTTTAATGTTTTACTTGTTAAACTCATACAAAAATTTGAAAGTACAAATGGTAAAATTGAAGGTTTCACGCATGATGTAGTTGCCAAAATCTTCGGTAAAATGTGGGTTGAGGTAAAAACTATTGACGAGACAGGACAGGAATTTATGATGAAACCTGGTTTTATATATTGGACAAAGAATGATAATGAAGATCCATTATTTGCTTCGCTGGCCCGGGAAAATAATATTGATGATGATTTAATTGAAGCCGGCAGGCAAATCGTTGAATTTGTCCATAAGCAAATGGTAGAAAATGTAAAACATAGTAGGTTTATGAATGGCAGATTCTATACAAAAGATGTTTATGGTAATCTGAATAATAAAAAATCATGGACACCTTATACCAATGAAGATGCAGAATATGACCTTATTCATAATTCTAGTTACCGGAAAGGTATGATACCTGTTATGTATCAGACAGCGGGAGAAATGGCTTCAGAAATGACTTTTAAATCATTAAAAAAAGCGTGGAATAAAAAAGTAGTAAATATTACTGATACATTTAGTTTGCTTGACGAGAATCTTCATGATCGTAATATGAAAGAAGAACAATTGGCTACTCAATTACGTGATACGTTTTTCTATCAGATAGGTCTTGACCAGATTGATACCAACAGTCATTACGGAAGTGAAGGAAGAATGAATTTGATGGGTATTCGTTATGATGAGAATGAAGATAGATATGTTGTTGATAATGCAAAACGTAATTCACAGTTAAGTCTTGATCTTGAAACTATAGTAAATTACTTTATGATTTCTAGTATTCGTAAAGTAGAATATGAATCGACTACTCTCCCGATAATGAACGCTATGAAATTATATCTCAAAGATGTAGAAAATAGTTCAGGAGAATCTACTAAAAGTGTTATTGATTATATTGATTTGATGATATCGGGTTCTATTAAAGGAGAAAGGAAAAAAGTATCTGGCAAAATTCCTGGTACATCTTGGGAAATAGATCCTGTTACATCAATGTTACAAACATGTGGTGGTACTATTGCTTTGTTCGGCAATATTAACGTTGGTATGACGTCTGCAATGATTAATGGTTTGCTGGCTATGGTAGAAGGTATTGCTAATACCTGGGTTGATAGAGGAATGCCTAATGCTGCAGAAATGGCAAAAGCAACACGTTTATTCTTCAGTGACTTCCATAAAGTATCTCAACTAGCAATGATGTATCAGACAGTACAAATGACTGATTACGATCTTGCTCAAAACAGATATAGAACAAAAAGTAAGAAACACGTATGGTCAGAATTTGTAGGCCATTGGTTTAACTGGGCATCGGATATGTTTGCCCGTTCAGTTATAATGACAGCACAAATGTTACATGACGGTACTTACGATGCTCATATTTATAATAAAGAAACTGGTCGTGTTGAATTTGATGAAAATCTTTGTAGTAGATTTGAAGGAGAAAAAGGTAAAGCGATAAGGAAAGTAGTAGCTGATGATCTTATTTTTAATGGAAGAATGAAAGCCGGTGATAAATTACCATTGGCATATCATTCTATAGAAACAAGAAAATTAAAAGAGATTGCTGATCAGTATATCATAGGTGCTTATGATGATAAGGTAAGAGCAATGCTTGGACAGTATCTAATGGGAAGAATGTTTATGATGTTCCATCAATATGTTACTGTCAGAATGGAGAACGCTTGGTCAAAAGGTGCTTGGTTAAATGAAATGGGAAGATTTGTCGCAGTGAAGGATAAAAATGGAGAGTATGTTGCCGAGTGGCAGCGACTATGGGTAGAAGGATATACTACTATGATTTTTAGGAAAACAGGAGAGTTAATAAATGCTGTTAGAACTAAGGATTTTGAAAAATTTAAAACATGGAATGATACAGATAAGTATAATCTATATAAAACTCTTGCTATGGTATCTGTTTTTGTTATAGGAACATTATTGTATAATGGTCTTGTTGATAGGAAGGGTGACGATGATGATAAAAAGATGTTAGGCTTTATTCCTAAATTAAATTTAATACCTGAATATAGATTATTAATGAATTGGAGATTTTCAACCAATGGTATATTTATAACTCCAAGTGTTATAGAAATGTTAGATAGTCCATGGGTGGTTATAGACCTTGTAAACAGAGCTTTCTTTACAAGATATGGAGAATTAAAATTATCCAATGCTGTAAATCTTATTCCAATGAAAAGATCTGTGGAATCCACAATAGAACCAATAACGGGAATTAATGAATAATTATAAAAAATAAATCACTATGGCAGTAAGTTTTTTAATGACAACGGATAAGGACCTCAATTGTGGTTATATCCATATTGCAGATGCTACCGTTTACAGTTCTGCATTTCCTGACCGCGAAGAAGATTATGCCCGGGCGTGGTGGGTCTTTGAAGATGGTGCTTTCTATGATGCCAACCTTTCCAATGAAAACGATTGGGATGTTTCAGTGTCAAATAATCACACTTATACTATCTATGGGTTTCTTGTCGCTGTATGGATTGCAGGAACATATGCCGACGGATGCATAGTATATTATGGTGGTTCTTTCTATGTTAATGATACCGGAGCTCCGATAGGACCAGGAGAGATACCCGGAGTATCAGGTAATGGATGGACTGTTTTAACCGATACGTCAGGGGATTTTAATGACTTCTATAATAGCGGATGTGTCCAGATGGAAGATGCAACTGAAATTATAGATTGTCCTGACTATACCCTTCAGAAACAGTCTTGTTATGTTCACAGGCTTTGTGACAATTCCGGATCGGCATTGATAAAGCAAGTTACCATCATGGACTATGAAGGAACGGTTATAGATACAGTATATATTGATCCTGCGACAGCTACCTGTTATGATATTGACATTACGGCAAGCGGTGATGGTGTATATCCTATACAGATTCAGACAGGAAATATGATCTCCGGGGAGTTTGTCTCCGATGGAACCGATTCTTCATGGATGGTGATTTATGAATATTGTGCCTATGAAAACTGTACGTGGTTTACTATTGACAAGATTCTTTGCTCCAGTGACCCCTGCGCTGAGATCTGCGACCCTTGTAATCCTAATACGGTAAATCAGCAGACCAAAGACAGACAGACCTTAAATCAGCTTATAGCCACTTTTGGAAGTGTCATGGCAATGATCCACGTAGAACGTATAAGATATCTTGGTATCTTTGACTGGAATACAAGCAGATCGACTTATGTTACCAAAATAGGTATGATGCTCAGAAAAGTAAAAGAACTTGCTGTAAGATGCGGTTTATGTTATGGACAGACGGTAAATAACCCGAATGCCAACAATGTAACATTTACTGCAGTCATTACCCAGGGAACAGGAACAAGCACTTGCACAGATTGTCAGTAATATGGATCCGTTTCTTCCGATAACCGATTGTTGCGGTCTTTATAAGACTGACATACAGGAAAAAGTTGCATCTTACTATGAAGCTGCATCCAATATTATCTTTGGATATACTGATAAGGCATTTGCTACTGCCATCTATGGTAGAAATGCTGAAATGTGGTACAATAGGATAAATGATATTCATTACCTTGTAATTCTTCTCTATATCATCAATAGTAGAAGGGAGTTATATTATACCCTCAATGGAGAAGATCAGGGATTAGAATGGATATATACCACCTACAGACTGGATTGTATCAAAAGAACATTCATATGCAAAGGAATAGATATTCTTCCTTTACTTGTAGTATGGAATCTTGCTCCTTATCCAACTGGTGTTGCTGCTATCACAGGAACCGGAAGTTGTCCTCCTATGCCTGACGGAATTGACAACATGCATATTGAATCAGGCCCTACTTGCGAAAACTTATTTATCGTTCAATAATTAAAACACAAATACTATGGCACTCACTCGTTATTTAAGAAGTATATTTTTCGGTCCTGATGGCCCGACGGGAGACAAATTCTCAAAGCAGAACAAACCCACAAAACAAAGGTTCAAAGAACTCTTTGAAAGTATAGGATTCATTAAAGAAACTGATGATAGGGCAAAGACCACCGAACAAGGGTTTACCCATCTGGCAACAGACAATGAAGCTCATACCTATACACCTGTTCCCAATCCTACGACACAAACACAGTCAAAGGTAGTAGAGCCACATCAACTTCCACAGGTAGGAGCTAATATCAGTGGTGCAGGAGACACTATTGTATCTTCAGATGTTAATGCTACACGAAGGATAACAGTCAAGAAGTACAAGAGGACTATTAACTTTGGTCGTTTCAGGACATTCTTCAAGATAGAAAATATCATGGGATTCCGTTCTGCTAATGCTAACCTTACAATTACAGATCCTGATCCTTTGGATGCCAGTAAAGTTCTTTTTACCTGTAATTGCAATCCAGTGACTCCTGGGCCCGTAGGTCCGGCGGGTGACGATGCCGTAATGGGTACGGCTTCAAAAAACGCTATTGTCCTTCGCGCTAATGCTGCCGGTATTGTTCCTGCTTCAGAATTTCTGACAGGATATATTGATTTGAAAGTAATGGAAGGAGATACAATACAGAACCTTACAACATTTACAGCTATTACCATTTCTCCGGCAACTAATCCTGCTTCGATAGGATATGTATCAAGTTATCCTACTGCTGGAACATTCAGGATAAGAATCAATGCTATGCCAGCCGGTGTTGATAGTGGTGTTTTAACTGTAACATTTGATGTTGATGGAGATCCTTTACATATCGTTACTCAGCATGTATCTGTTTTGAAGATTAAAGAAGGATTAGGTTTGGTATTCTTAGGAACTGCTGCAGTACATCCTGTTGCTGCTACACACAATCAGTGGTATACAAATACAGTAAATAATACTTCTTATTGGTTTGATGATGCCGACGGTGATGGCATAGGTACATGGAGGGTTCTTTCTCCCGGTGGTGCTTCTGAAGGACCATCGTTAACGCATACTATTCCTGCGGCTGGATATACTTATAATCTTACTGCTGTTTCTGCGCCAATACATATCATACGAGGAACAACTACATTGACAGGTGCAGTAAATTTCACACATTCCGGAGCTTTTCCTGATGGATGGAAATTCACTTTCATATTCCTTTCTGAGATAGATACTGACGGCAATGAATTTAATGTTCTCGGAACAAAGATGTACCCTTCTGAAATAAAGAATGGACCTTCTGAGACATTTAACAGTAATGCTATTCTTACAGCTATGTATGATGGAACTGCAGCTGACTTTATGGTGACTATCAACAATCGTCCTATGAATAAAGAGTGGGCAGATCTTGAAGGATTTGGTCATTATGCATTAGGTGTTGCCAAGCCTAAAGTAAGATATGAAGGAAATAGGTTTTATCTTAATGGACTTGTTATAGTTCCTCTTTCCGATGGTGGTGCAGGCGTTGTTGAATATACTAATGAAAAAGCTTATGCACAGACTCTTGAAATAGCTCCTTTTGTACATGCTGCAGCCGGCGACGAAGGAATAATACTGAATGGTGTCGATCAAAGTCTTACCTTTAATGAAGCTGATCCTGTATTTCCTGACGAAGCTCTTCTTCCGGATAAAATATATTATCAGGATGCAGTTATGCTCCGAAGGGTACTGTCAAACACTGCAGATTATTATATTACATATACATCATATGTAAGGGTAGAAATAAATCTTTCAGGACAACTGACAATACGAACAGTAAGAGAAACGGAATATCCTACTTCCATTGGTGGCGTCCAAGATCTTTCTGGCAACTGCATGTTACGGTTTATAACATCTCATGCAGAACGCGGCGATCTTGTCTATGATTTCAGGAATACCAGTCATGGAACATTACATGGAACTCATGGTCTTGTTTCCGGTGATGATACCGGTCTTGATCCTGACGTTGATCCTACTATAGCACATGCAGTAAGTCTTGATGCTGCAGCGGCTACTGATGTAGGCGGATTCTTTTTTATGCTTAATATATCAGGATTTATCGCCAAGTAAACCAGACACCAAGTAAAAAAAAGGGAGAGTCAAACTAACGGACTTTCCCTTTTTTCATGAGCAACGTACACAAAAATGCAGTCAAAATTAAAATTTTATTTCAAGTGAATCGAATAATGTCTCCATTTTTCTTTCATCAATAAAGACTCTTTTCTCCGATCTGAACCTATTTAGATTGTCTACAATAGTCATTTCAGTAAGTTCATATATTTCTATTCCTTTTGCTTCTTTTGGAATAACATAGAACTGCAGTCCGTTATTGATATGGATGTCATTTGTATCAGGATTGAAGAGATAGATATCATTATCATCCATAGGACGAACATTCGCTGGCATTTTAGGTATTGATTTAAGATATCCCATCTTCTTCTTCTATTTCGTAAATAACCATATTATGCATGATATCCATCACCTGACTCATAATCTCCATTTTCTGTTTAAAGGTCATAGCATAAAACGGAGTGACTCTATAGGATATTTTTTGTTTCTGAAGTTCTTTGAGGATTTTCTGTTCTTCTTCTGTGTAGGCAGCGGGTTCTTTAATGATACAACTGTCATTAAAATATTTAGATACGTCTTGGTTGGTAAAGTCAACCCGGATAATCTTCTTTTTCTTCTCTTTGGTAGCCATCAGGATCCTTTCTTAGTTTGTTTCTGTTAAGAATTCTATGTCGTACTTCTTCCGGATCAGCACCCGGCTTAAGCATTATTCTTAGTTTCAGTTCAGGAATGTATAATACATCACCTTGTTCATCCGGCATCTGGAATGCTTGATGTTTTTTTCTTCTTTTCAATATCTGTCATTTTAAGATTATGTCCACTTACCTTCATTCCAAGTTCTTTCATTATTCTTTTCAACCTTTCATTAGGAGTCCAGGAAACAGTATTTTGGATGATCATTTTAATATATACTTTCTCAAATTCATTTCGCGGACCTTGTTTGTAGATACCTGAAAGATAAGAAGAAAGACTTTCAGATCGTGGTTTTTCTTCAAGATAGACCTTCTTTACTCCTTTGGTGTGATCATTAGTATCGATCCATTCAAATTTTATCTCTCTTCCTTTTTCATCAGTAAAGATTCTGTTATCTATTTCTTGGGTCATATGATTTTAGTTTATCAGTTATCCATGTGCGAATATCGGAATTTTTTATTTCCCCTCCTTCTTTGGGAGCTCCGGCAATAAAAAACCATTTGAACTCCTGGTGCATGTCTCTCGAGAACATTTCATCATTGGTAAAGGCAAAGAGGATATTAAGGGCAAAGTCAGCGGGTCCGCTTCCACCATAACCCCATTCAAAACCATCAGGACTATGATATATCATTTCATGAGGAATATTTGTTTCAATTCCATCTTCTGTTCGTTTAAACATTACAGGATCACCTGTGTTTACATCTATTTTCTTCATAATTATTTTCCTTGATTATACTCTATGCGAAATTCTTCGAACATATCAAATACTAACTGCCAACGTGGATTCATTGCAAGGAGTTTGTCTTTACCCAATGAATGAATATCTGTATGCTCCTGTGGGGTAAGTAGGATAATATTCTTTTTATTTAATATCCATCGTTTGTACTTCTTGGTGTTAAGGATATGATGGAAGAGCCAATGATATAGTTTCCCTTTGACAAATACACCATCAATGACTTTACCGGCATATGGAGTCAAATCCTCACCGGAGACGAACGATCTCTTATCGGAAGCTATGTAGATTTCATCAAAGACCTCCATCTCTCCTGTAGGTTCGTAATCGCTTTTAGGAGTAGTTGTTTTCTGAATAGACTTTGGAGGGTTAGTCCGATAATAGCAATACTTAAGCATACCTTTTGCCCAAATGTAACCTTCTTGACCGCAGCCACATTTGCAGAGTTTTCGTTTTCGTTGCATGATTTAATTGGATTAAAAACATAAATTGGTTTACTTGGAGATAGTATAATACCTGTCTGGAATATTAAATGATTGTAAATAGCGTCTTTTTCGTTATTCCCAAACATATCTATAAATGGTGGTTTATAGATAGTATTATCATCGGTTTTACAGTATAGGCATACTCCCTTGTGTAACGGAGCACCACAGTTTCTACAATTTACATTTTCCATGATCCAAAGAATAGTTTACCATTACATTTGAAGTACCAATCAGGCAGTTCTTCTGCTTTACAGTGAAACGCACAACATGATACTTTTCTTAGTCCATTCCTTTTTCTACGAGGAATCAAGTCTTTTATAGTATTACTGAGAGTTTCTTCATTCTCAAAACTTGTTTGAGGAAGTTTTGTGCTGAAATGAATCTGTTCAGCTTTTTCAAAGGTATAAATTAAATCAATTTCTATCATAATGGTATTTCCTTTCCTTTAAGATCGGTAAGCATTGATATTCTATTATGTATTTCTTTATCATATAATGAAGGAATTAGTTTATATCCGGCAATCTGGAAATAAGAAAGACTTTCAAATTTTGTTTGATTAGGTGTAGAAAGAACAAAAGAATATGATTTAATTTCTTTTTCCTTTTCTGTTATTTGAATAAAGATTTTCTTTTCACTATTTGGATATTGCATTTCCCAATTTTCAAGTGCATGTTCTATTTTTTGTATGATCATAATTTAAGTTGTATTTGGTTATATTTTCCAATAGATATTTCACCTTTGGCAAGTCTTTTAAGATCTTCCAATGGCTGAACTTTTGTTTCATAAATCTGATATTTGGATTTCCATTCTTCGTACATCATTATGCCAGCTTCTTCGTTGTGCTCTAAATGATATATTAAGAACTGATTCCAATTCCAGAATATTATAAGTTGCATGCGGTAACAATCTTCACAGGACTTTACTTCTTTAGGTTCCATTAACCTGATAGCAATAGCACTATCTTTTGTTCCACAACCATAATGCTTCACTACTCTTTCAACCCATTGTTCCCAATGAAAGAACATATAAATTCTTCCTGATAGTTTTGTTCCTTTTTCCCTGTCAAATACCAATCTTCCTTTTTCATTCTTTTTTGATCCTTTTATCTTGCCAAGTTTGACACTAGGTTTATGATAGTGATATCCTATGATATTTTTTCCTTGCATATGCCAGGGTATTTTATCAGGAATAGAATTCTTCTTTATGAACTCTATTAATTCTTCATTATAAGGTTCTAGGTTCATAAGGTTTTTCTATAAAGTATTGTTTGAATTCTTTGTAATCTGAATCTTTCTGTACTTTGTTCTTCCAGAGATAAAACATATCAGCATCATATCCTCCATTCTCACAACGTCTGGTTTGGTTATTACAGGGCTCAGGACATTCTTTGCAACATGTATGACACTTACTTATGCAATGACATATCGCACATATCCGGTCCTCGGTGAATAATGGATTAAGAGGTTTGATTTTACTATTACCAAATTCATCAAGAGTTCCTGGCATAGGATTAAAAGTACCATATGTATACTGACCCTTTATACCTTCTCCTTTTGGTTTAGCATTTTCAACTGTTTCTTTACTTATTGGTTCTTCCTCAAAATCAAATTCAAGAAATAGATCATCCATTTAATAGTTTTTTTAGGTTAGTAAATCCTTGTGTAAGCAATTCTTTAGGAATAACACGAATGAGTGTCCATCCTAATTCTGTAGCTTTATTGTATTTCTCCATATCGTTAATGAAACCCTTGCCGCGGGTATGTCTACCCTGCGTAAAAGCGCCACCCTCAACTTCAATAGCAATCATCTTATCCACGATGGCATAATCAAATTTCCACTTCCGGTCCTCACAAAACTTATACTCAGTAGTACATATAACATTCAGTTCTTTCTCCACAATCTTTTTAAACAGATCTATCTTTACTACCTTTCCTTTCTTCAACTTCACTTTTGCTTTCAGCTCAGCAGGCTTATCCTTCCAGTGCAATCTTCCTCTCTTGTCATAGTAGAGTTCTCCGCTGGCAAGTTTTTCATTGTATTCTTTACTTGTTATCAACATCTTCACCGAGTATTTCCTGAGCACCATCAAGTCTGCGTTTCTGTTCTTCAATAGGAAGCTGATCAAAATCATCAGGCATATGAAGCGCTCCCTCTGGCATCCCGGCTTTTAATATTCCTTTTTTAAACTTTACCTTTTCTTCATCATTGTTACAAAGGACTTCACCCATAAGCATTACATTGGAAATAGTTTTAAGAAATGAGTCATTAGATTTCTTTTCTTTTCTTTTATGTACCATAGGGTTTCCATTGATCTTTTTACCTATTACTTTCCCAAAATTAGTGGTTTTCCTTTCAAAAGTAGTAGAACGATATTGTTGTCCATCAATTTTTACATCATAATAGATTACTCCATTACATTCATAACTATTAATGTATATTTCACATAGTTTTTTTGAATATGAAGCTGACGTTCCTACATTGACATCAATGTCAATATCTTCTCTACCGAAATCACGACCAGTATTCGTTCCGGATATATTTAAGTATATTTTTTTACTTCTTGCTCCCATTTTTTTGATTTAAAGGTTTTACATTATCACATCCGGGTCCACAACGGAAACCCAATCTTTTTATGTAGTATATCAGATGCCCACAGCAACTACATTTTTCTCCAGCGGGATATTTCTTTTTCATGTTTTTAATCTTCAAATAAATAAACTCCCTTACCTTCTGGACTACCATCTTGTACCCACTGTACTTTGATAGCACCTACAACATTTCTGTCATATTTTATACGTTGTTTTACTGATGCTACTTGTTGAGTAGTATGAAATCCATGAATAGGAAATATACAGAACCATGCACCATCAGGACCGGCTAATCCCCATTCCATAAGTATTCCTTCAGAATAATCATTATCGTAATGACTTTCATGACAAGGAAGTTTTGTAGGTAATGTAGATTTTATCATTTCCTGTGATATTATAGGTCTTACCATTGCTGGAAAATCATCAAAATGTTTATCTGCATTCTTCAAATCTTCTTTCAGTTTTTTTTCTTGTTTATCCAATCAAGTTTCATTTTCTGAATTAACAAAAGGTTTTACTGGTTCTGTTCCGAATACTTCTTTTAATGGCCCGGCAATCTCTTTTTGCATAGGACTGATATTCTCACTTTTTTCAAAAGCATGTACCTGGAGTTTTAGTTCATCAGTGCATAGGTAATGATAGTCGCTATGAGTATGTCCTTTTGCCCTGATAAATTCATCAATATCATCATTGTATTGATTATGAAGTTCCATTTCATCGTAATGATAAATATGAACTTCTCCCCATATGAAATCAAGAACTGTTACTACTTTCATTTTACAATTTTAAAGTGTTTATGCCACATTCCCAAAGTATGCGGACTATTAACGTTATCAACAACCTTTGTGTATTCAGTAACCTTTTCACATTCTCCGATTACTTCGTATGTCATATCTTTTGTGAAAGAATGTTCATTATCTTCCATGTAAAGATTCTTAGTGCATTTTAGTTTCTTTGCCATAATCAATGATGTCTTGATACGTTTCCATTATCTTCAATAAGAATACAGCCGGCATACTGCCATTGTGAAGTGTTCTGCATGTGCCAGTTTAGTTGTTCAGGTTTCACCGGACGGTCCAGGTCATTAACCCAAAATTCAGCAAGAAGTTGTGATCCTCCGCTTCTGAATGTTCCCATGGTAAGCTCAGGTTGTGTTGCATGCTTGGCATAGGAATTCATTTGTTCCACTTCAATTTCATAAGCACGTTTTACTTTGCTTATAAGTTCTTCGGTACGTCTTTCTACCGGAATACTTTCAATAAGTTTATCAATAGGAACTATATTATTCATTGTCGAAAACTATGTTTTTAAATATTTGTAGATTAATTATACCGCCAGGCATTTCAATGATACCATATACATCTTCACCAACTGCATGAGAACAATTTCTTCCTACACGATAATCAGTAAGTGTTACCCATTGATGAAATAATGCTTTGCACCATTCATTTCCAATTTTTACTTTTACGTGTCTCATATCGTTCTTACCTTTCCCCTGAGATATTCAAAAAGTTTGTCCGGCTGGTCCAGGGCAAATTGAATTGCTTGATTTGCTATCCATCCCGGGTGTGTATTGAGTGACTTACCCATTTTCTGTAAACGGGTATAATTTCTTGATTCCAGTCCATGTTGAACCGTAGTTCTTTGGTCATAAAGTTTGCTCATAATTCTAATATTAATTGGTTATTTTCATCTTCTTTTAATTCATCGAGAAATATTCTTCCATGTTTTTTTGAGGGCATAAGCATTGTCTGATCCAGCTCTCTCTCAACTCTGCAATATTCAGCAAATAATTCGGGCATCAGTTTCTTTGCAGTAAGGAGATCTGCTTTTGAAGCCATGATACAGAAGCAACAAGATAATCGTGTCATTCCAGCTTTATAGGCCCAGTGAGGTTTTTGTTTATGTTCTTTGATAAAGTCAAAGACTTGTTTTACCTTCCAGTCAAAGATAGGAAACCATTGATACCATGTTCTTTTGCTATTAGACTGACTATCTACTCTTATAAAAGGATCTTTCTTTGCTCTTCCCGGACTTTCTTCTGCGCGTATGCCCATACAGTTCACTACAACATCAAATCCTCTCTCATTACAGATACCAATAATTTTACTTGATATAGGACCCCGTTTAAGGTCGCTGGTGCAGTTTCTGTTCTGAGGTGAAGGAAACATCTTCCTATGGAATATCATATCCCAAAACGTTTTCTTTGCCCTTACAACATGAAATTCATGAGAGATTGTTTCTTCAATGTGAGGAATATTACCGGGCCAGTCAACGCCAGGCAAATCTGCATGGATTATAACAAGATTTTCTCTTGGAATGATATTTCTCAATGCAAGATACATTGCTTGGGAGTCTTTGCCGGCAGAATGGTTTATTACATACAACACTTTTGGTGTTACTTCTATTGGTAGTTTCATGTCATTTTAAAATAAACAACGTAGTACGGATCAAGTTTATGATTCTTTGGTATCACTGGTGCCATCACCCAAAAATAGAATGGCGTAACATTACCTTCTTTTACAACAGATCCTCGGACGGCATCTTTGGTTTTTATCTGAATATACAGCGGTTTGTATTTTACAGGTATTCCTGAAACAACCGTTATCTTTTCTCCATGATTATGCATTAAATACTGAAGAAAATAAATTACATCACCTATTTGGTCACTTTTTATTATCATGTTATAAATGGATCATCAGGGTTATTTTCATCAAGTTGTTCTGCAAGTGGAGTGTCAGTCATTTGTTCTGATTCTTCAGTCTTTTCTTCTTCTTTATCTTTTTCATCAGACAGTCCACTCCATTCAGCGATCGGCATCATAAGCTGATCGTTATTGACAATAATTGCTCTATTGTTTAGAGGATTATCATCTATTATAGAGAATCCCATTTTTACTCGTTCAACATTCTTTCCGACAAGAGTTTTGAATATGTTGGCGCTTACAGCAGTTTCAAATTCCTGGCAGTTACAATCCCATTTTATCTTAAAACAGTTTAAGGTATAACTAAACTGGTTTATAAGATCTGTATCTTCAGCGCTGATCATTATTTTGTCAGGTTTTATTTTCATCCGCATTTTATTGACCTGATTTCCTGTGACAGCAATAGAATTTAGTATTGCAAGGATAATACCTTCATGTGGAACTTCAAGGATGATATTAGGCTGAGGAATTACTGCTTCATAGCGAGGATAGACGTCGACAGGATAACGATAGAATGCTTGATGTTCTTTCCACCGTATACGAATATAGGGTGTTTCCACTAGTCTTACCTTTGCCAGCATATATCCTTTCTGAGAGAGTTTTGCAAAAGCTTCGTCGGTAATAGACATTGTAGATGATTCTTCATCATCAATAAATACCTTCTGATAGTCATATGGTTTTGCAAGATGTGTAGCGATAACACTTTTGATAGAATCTTCATTGATATCTTCTTTTGTTGATGCAGTGATATCAACATGGACAAATTCCTTCTTGGGCCATAATGAGATGATCTTTGGAGTCACCATCCATGGAAGGATATTAAAATGTTCATCCATTTCCGGACGGTCATAGAAACACATTTTCATTCCATTGGTGCCTACGATCTTATCCCGGATATAGACATGCATCATCACCGGCCGATGTTCATCCTTGCCCACATACGGAATTGAATCAACAACCTTTTTAATGGAGAACGTACTGAGGGTATCGATGTATTGCCATTTCCATAATTCATTTTCTTGCGGAAGTTGAGGAAATTCTTCAGCACTAAGAGAAATGAGATTAAACTCAGCATCCCCATAACATATAGTAAGTTTTGTGACTTCTCCATCTTTTGCTACTTTTATTTCAAGTGAGTCAGTGATAACATTGTTGATAATATTTTTGAATAGGTTAAAATCCACACACACCTCTTCCATTTCATTCAGTTCAGGTATGTCAGATACGAGGCAATTCTCAAGATCAGTGGAAACAATTTTTCCTTTTCCAATCAGGATCATTTCAAGGATAGGCAGCTGTGCCTTTTTAGGAACTATTTTAGAGTGTAGTGCCAAGCACTTTTTTAATACGGCTGTTCTCATTTATTTATATATAAAGGGTTAGTTGTCCATGAATCAAGGTTTACGAATACACCATGCTTATCAGTCTTACCATAACGGAACATTGTCCACATCAGGTGAGCGATCCAGTCTGCCATAAATGAATTGATAAACAGGTCTTGCTTTTCTAATGCTTCGGTAAGCGAGCAGCTGGGAGTATCATTATCTTCTACACCGGTCTTTAGTTCAGGATAGATATCAAAAACATTAGGAAGCTTATTAGCGCCTTTCATTCCTTTAGGCTGAGGAATCTTGTGCCGCGTTCCCATGATCACTTGACCGATATTCTTTTTGTTGCCTGCATCAATCCAGTAATAAGTCTTTGCATAAGGTTCATTGGAATTTTGTTTATTCATCCATCCAAGGACCTTCTGTCTTGATTTGACGGTATCAGTACAGGTAATCATAAAGTTTGCACCATAATTAGTATGATGTGATTTACCCCAGTGATAGCAATATGCTTTCCATTCATTGCCAAAAGCAAGGTTTATCCTGCTGATCATTACGTCGGCTTTGAAGAGTCCTACATCCTGTGAATAGAATAGTTGCCTGCCTACATTTGCAGTAGTTATCTTGTCTCCATCCCATGCCTGAACGAATAACCCAGGATGTCCTATCCCTCTCAATGCAACATCAAGCATAGCAAGTTTAGTTAAAAGTAAACTTCCGGTGCCCCCAATTCCTATGACATTGATAGTTATTTTATGAGTAGGATTTAGTATGTATGGATCAGTATAATGGAGTAGTGATAATTTTTCCGATATGATCTTCAAGACATTCCGTCGGAATCCAGAACTCTTTTGGGATTTCTTTTTCTTCAGGATTTTTCGTCCTCCACTGCCAGTATTCTTTTGTTCCTTTCGGTTCGCCATTATTTGTAAATTTACTGTTAAAGTATGCGTTTGTAAAAGCTTCAGGTATCTCCAGTTTAGTCCATATTCTATTTCTGTTGTTGTCACCGACTTTTGTATTTCCGAGACATACTGAGCCAGCAGAATTATAAAACAGGGCATTATAGAGCATTGTTTTTTTATCAGGTCTTTTATCTTCTTTGTACCAATGGACATGAAGTCCACTATTATAAGTCATGATGAAGCCCGGGCAGTGGTACCATCCTGATTTGAATTCACAAGTAAACAAGATCTGTCTTTTTGCAGGCGGCACATGCCAGATAACGGTATTTTTATTGTAGAACAACATTCCTTCCGGTACGATATGAGTAGGATCTTCTTCTGTCTTGTTGATGATAACAGATTTAAAGATACGGGTAAGAACCACATCACTGAGCATTGTTTCTTTGAGGACATTATATTTACCTTCTATGTTCTCTACGTCACGACCTGTGATAAAAGAGTCTCCTGCAGTGGTATTCTGATAGATAGTTATGACCTTTGTAGGAACATATTTTGATTTCAGCAATTTATTTATTTCAACTTCTTTCGTCATTTTTCTCTTTCCAAATATAACTGTTATAGAAACTGCACATTTTGTCTTTCCAGCGATGGAATATAGTAGGGTAATCAGATTCAAGGTCGAAACTTTCATTGATAGTATTAATATCAATATGCCTGTTAAGCACCCATGCCATCTGACCATAGTTTCCTATCCTGTCATTCATATCGTTGTATTCATCTTCGAATAGTCTCAGGTTTCCATCCCACACAAAACGATAACAATCTGCAATAGGTAGAACTTCTTCTTCCTGGACACCTGGTATCTCATCAAAGAACTGAAAATTCTCTATGTTGTATTTATTCTGATACACTTTCTTTGCATAATAGAGTATTTCTGCAAAGTGTTTCATAGGACCAAAGATAGATTTGGACTGAGAATATTTCTCAATGAATTTATTTATGATTTTCATATCGGGTTTTTTCCTCAGTTTACGCCACCATTCTTCTGCAGGAGAATCATTATACTCTTCCATAGGATTTGTCCATTCTGACTCTTTATCAGCTTTTTCATCTTCTTCAATAGTTTCATAATAGTCTTTACGCATATCCAAAAGATCATCCCATAGCAATACATCCCACTTCGCAGTGAGCATGCGTATCATTTCTATGAAAGCAGTTTTTAGTTCAGCAGGTCTTTTGGAATTAAGGACTGCTTTTATGTCAAAGAATTCAAAGTTAGCTTCGGACTCTCTGTATAGTCTGTATTCAATTGTCTCTCCATAGCTTCCAAAAGCAAAACTGTTCTTAGTGACGTATTTAGTCAGGTAGTTGCAGATAAACTGGAATACTTCCCAGGGTTTCATTTTGCCGAAATCAGTATCACGTACTAGGTCTTTATATTCTTTGTGTTTTGTGATAACACTTCCGGTATTAACGATGATATTCATCATTTTGTCTCTGGAAAATTTATGATCATTTTTCTCCCATGTAACTTCAGCCCATGATTTATGATTTACGTCAACCTCTATGCTATGAAAGGGGATATTGATGAGGGGGGCTTTGAGATGTTTTCTTTTTGAACGGAAAGCAACCTGTAACGGCGATTCTGTCCAGTGTCGTCTTTCATCGAGCTTACGATATTTTCTGGCAAGTAATTCCATTGTGGTTTTTGTTGTTTCTTTTTCCCGTTCTTCTTTATGTAACCTTGTAAGTCCATTATCCTTTAGTGCCAACATGAGCTACGAATTTATATACGGCACTGTCATTTTCAATTATTGGACCTTCTGTTGTTGCATTGGTACATTTCGGGTATTTCCCGGAATAGAATTTTCTGACTTCTTCTACTGACATTTTGATATCAGGATCAGGGAGAGTCATTGAATCGAATTTAAAAATACGTGGTAATCCTTTTACTTCTAGTGCCATAGTTATTCCATATTAAACATATCCATTTGAGGTACTTCTTCTTTTACTGGTGTAGCGGCAACGACTTTCTGTCCATTGGCATTGGTAGAGGTCTTTTCCACTTTACCGGTACCGTCGCATACTGCACAGTCAATAGTTTCTTCTGAGTCTTCATCATTAGAATCATAATTAGGATTGTCAATAGATCCTTCACCTTTACAGTTAGGGCATTCGTCTTTTTCTTCTTCTTTAGGTGTAGGTTTAGAATATTTGTTTGGCTTGGCAGGGGTCTTTGATGTTCCGCTTGTCTTGGCTTCTTTTGCTTTCTTCTCAGCATTGGTTTTTATTACTGACACCGCACTGTCAAGTTGTTTTTTAAAGAAGTCCATATTATTCAGCGCTGAGTTAATTTCAGCGATAGGATTTGCCATGGTATTCCAGAAGTCATTCTCCAACTCTGCAGGAGTTCCATTCATTAATAATGGAGGAATGACTACGCTCTCTGCTTCTTTAGGGATGCAGGGGATGATCATGACAATAAGTTTGTCTTTTGTCTTGGTAATTCTGATATCAATGGAGTTATTAACGCTCAGTAGCGAATCCATTTTTACAAAGAATTGTTCCATAAGTCTAAATCTTTAACAGTTAAATATTTATATAAATCTCTTTTTGTAAGTTCTTTATCCAGATGGTAAGCCCATGTTTTAGGATATCGTTTCTTCATTTGACGTACGACAATTCTAATTTCGCATTCAAATCCTATGCTTTTTTCCTTTATACAAAGTTCGTCATACCACAGTTCGGACATACAGATATTCCATAGACATTCGGAAATGGGAGAGAACAATGGCATGAAGAACAGATAACTTTTGTCTTACTCCATTCATATTCCATTTCTTCATAGTCTTGCATTATTCTTTTCTTCATAGTGACTGCCGGATGGCGATCAGGATAAAGGTTATGATATTGTTCTTCTGTTCCCATGTTATACGGATTGAGTTGTTTTGGCAAATTGGCAAGTACCACCTTCTTTAAGATAGTTCAGAGGACATTTCTTGCATTCCTGGTATGCATTCTCATAATCTGTCCTTATGGGCCATCCTGAAGCTTCACAGTGCTCGTATATTGCTACGGAATGGTTTATCCTTGCCATGATGTTTTTCTTTCTCTCCATAGTCCATTTGACGTCTACAGGCTTAAAGTCCAGTTGTTCTTCCGGCACCTGATAGTCAAAGACCATATAGAGGAATAGTTTATTGACGAAGTTCTCTCTTTTTCCAAAAGCTTCTTTCAGGTGAGGGTTGTAGACATAATTGATATCGTCAGTAGCATGAAGATAAACTTCTGCCTGAGTGTGATCCATGAATTCAGGAGCACCCCAACAAAAGTCACCGAACTTGGTATTGACATTGCCTGTAAATTTAACATCTACTATAGCCGTCCATTGTTTTCCTTCATAGAAGATAGGCACAGGGAAGATATCAGGATTTGTCTCAAGAAGTATCTTATCCTTTTCGTCGATAACCTTAAAGATTTTAGGTTGTATGTTGACACCGGGGATGATAGCAAGAGATCCATCAGGAAGAGTCATGCGGTAGTTGTTAAAGATAACCTTTGCCCTGTCAGCCTGCATACGTACTCTTATCTCGTCGATATATAGTTCTCCTTCCGGCTCAGGTTTACCTTCTTTTTTGGCAGCTTCTATTGCCTTTTTAGACACTCTTTTACGACCTAACGTCTCAGTACATTCTCCGTCTCTTCCGAAGCCAAGTATCAATGATTCACCAAGGTTGCCGGCTTTCATAGCATCAGAAGGTTCTTCCTTTTTGCTTCCTAAAATAGTAGTATGGTATAGTTTGTTAGGACAGAATGGTATCTCACTTCCTTCTTTAAGCACTCTCTTGATAAAAGACTGAGAGATAATACGGTAACCGTCGTCGATATATTGCTGCCTTAATGCTGATCCTTCCAGGTTCATAGCCGGAACGATATGGATCTTAGGCTTTGGCTGTTCTGCTACTATCTGATCTTTAATGGAAATATCATCGATAGAGAATACATCTTCAAAAATTCTTCCTTTTACTGGAAATTCACAATCAGGTTCTGCTTGTTCTCTTACCTGTATCTTTTTTTCATCAGAGACATTAAACCTAATCGGTTTAGCCGTCTTTTTCTTGACCTTATCATCAGGTTGCTCGGCTGGAAGATCATCATCGATCTCCCAGGGCATCTTTTCTTTATTCATAATCAGGTTTCAGAAGTATAGAAGTTAAAGTATTCTTCAGCTTTCTTCAGGACAGAATCGTAGGCTTTAGGTTCTTCAAAACGTATTCCTTTGATAACCATCCCACGTATTGCCATCCGGATAGCATTGGAGCATATCTTTCCATTTTCAGAGTCCAGTCCTTTGCCCTGCATCCAGGTAAGGAATATCTTGCTGATAGCATAGTCATGTCCTTTCTGAATCTTGGCATAGTCAGAGTTCAGAAGGAAGTCTATAGCACATTCCATGCTTACCATTTTGGCTATACGGAGCTGAATTTTAGGATCGAGCTCTCTTCTGTTTTCTTTCTGATGACCTGTAGCCTGCTGATCCCTTGACGGCCGGATAATGGTCTTGGTGAAGTTACCCTGCTGTTTTGTTTCAATCTCATATGTTACCGTTGCTCCGACGATAAATTTAGTCTGATCCTGATTTATAGAACCATATTCTCCGTCGTCATTGTTTTCCATCCGAATTCTGTGATAATAGATCTTCTTGCCTTGTGGAGAAGTCCATGTGTTGCCGGTATAGACCGCAGTCTTTACTACCGACGTTTTTGTTTCTACTGCCATTGTTTCTTTTTTTAATGGTTAGTTATTTGATTTTGTTGATTCGAACTGTTTGATAATATCTTCAATAATTTTGTTGAGATCCTTAATGTCGGAAAGGATTAATAGTTCCTGTACTTTCTGATGAATGGGTTCATCTTGCGGTCTTTTCAGATTTATGTGTTTGTAATATGCGTGAGTAATTAGTTGTTCAATTTTTTCTTCGGTAAGACTTGACAGATAATCATCAAGATAACCAAAAACTTTCTGATCAGTGATTGCTTTTTGTAAATCTTTGTAATCTGCTTTTGTCCTTGCCATCAGATCATCAGCTTGTTTTTTCTGAACAAGGATTTTTCTTAATAATTTCATGTAAGTTCCATTCGCAATAGTTTTGCGAAGATGTGAAGTTCTTTTTCGTTCATTTTTCTTCCTCCGTATAACATTCAAAGTGTAATTCTTCTGGTGTTTCAGTAACATGGTCGAAGAACATAACGGCATGATATTCTTCTGCCATCTTACCGAGTTTCTCTTTGCTGGCATTATCATACTCTGCAGCTTTGCCAATACAGATAATAGGAGTTTTCTTATTTAGTTCACACAAAATCTTGGCAACGATAAGCCCACCTTCTGCATAACTGATATTGGATTCAGTAAATGGAAGCTTATCGTTTCCTTTCATGAAATAGAGTCCATCTTCTTCGACATAGATATTGTCGATCGGGAGTTTCTCTTTCAGGAATATTGCTTTTCTTTCTGTACGGTGCTTCTCAATAGTTGCTGTTATGGTATCAGATTCTTTTTTCTTTTCCTCTGCCTTTTTCGTTGCATCTTCTTTCTGTGCTTTTTTAGGATGGACTTCATTATAGACTTGCATAAAAGCTTCTCCCCGGGCAATATCGGCTTTTAGCTTTTCTGTAGCAGCAGCATCACCAGTTCCGGTTTCAGCTTTAAGTGTGGCAATCTCACTCTTAATAGCTTCAAGTTCTTCTGTCTTTTGCTTAGCAAGTTCATTGTATTCACTGACTTTTGCCTTTCCTTTGTTCTTAAGGGTTTCTATCTGCTGAGTGAGTGCTTCGATCTGTTTCTTTATCTCTTCTGCTTCGGCAGTAGTTGATTCTTTTGCAGCGGTAATATCTTTTGGTATCTGGACAACTTTCTGCTTCAGGTTTATAAGACGTGCCATCTTCTGAGGATCACCGGCTTGTTTTGCAAGGTCTATTTTGAGTTTTTCAAGTGCTTCTTTCGCTGCAGGACCATTGGCAAGTATCTTTTCCTGTTTGGCGTCGAGAACAATACTGTCAGCTATACTCATAAATCCTTTAAGAGCATTATTGACTTCTGTTCTTTTAAGGAATAGTTCACCGGTTCTTTCATTGATTTTAGTATCAATAACTTTTATTTTTTCGCGTGCTTCCTTGGGTAAGAGTCCGAGAATGACAGAAGCCTGTTCTTTCCTTCCTTTTTCAGACAGGCCCCAGTTAAAGAATTCTTCAACAGTAAAAGCATTGTACTGGAATACGTTTCTGATATCAGTGACTTTTCTTGAGGTAGAGGTGTCAGGTCTTACGAGAAGGAACTTATCATCCTTTTCATTACCGAATTCAAAGGTCACAACATATTTCTCTCCGTCAGCGCCTATGAATTCTCCTGATAGTTTACCTTCTGTCTCACCGAAAGTAGTGATCTGAGAGTTATCATTCTTTGCTATGAGAAGAGTCTGCATAGCTTGGGTAAATGAGGTCTTGCCTTGCATATTACCCGCTTTCACAAGATAGATATTGCCAGCGCTGAATTCAGCTTCTACGTCAGCAAGTTTCTTGTAGTTTTTAAAGTTTACAACGATTTTTTCCATGTTTGTTTATTTAATCATCTTTTAGTGAATCAAAAGGAAATCCTTCTTCTGCAAGGCGATCATTACATAATGCTTTAACATCATCTTCTGTTTCTGCATCATGTAAGGAATTTATATCAGCAAGGGAATCCCATTCCATGCCTGCCTGGTTCATGAGATATTTGTCTGCTATTGCTTTTTTCTGGTCGTAGTTCATTTTTAGAAGAGTTTATCAACGATAGTACAGATATATGAATTCTCAATAGCTTTGCCAGGATTCTTTTCTATAGCATCAGAGAGTATGTTTATGAGCATGGAGAAGTAAGCCGTATCAACACCTACTAATTGATCTTCAAGGACTGCAATATCTTTCAGATTAAGTTCTGATACCTGAAGGAGTATTTTGAATATCTGCCCTGCGTTGATATGCCATCCCCTTTGAACGAATTTCCTTATTCTAATAACACTTGCTACCGGGTATTTACTGCCTTGATATATCAGTTCTTTTGCAAGGAGAGAGGTAAGAGCTTTCTGATTCAATACCACTTCATTCTCTTTTGATGTCCAATAGTTGGTACAATGAACGAAATCATAATTGCTATGGATGATCTCAGGTTCTCCCCAAAAGCGAATGATAAGTTGAATTTTACCACTAAGAGTAATAGCATTAGAAGATAAGAACAATGGAACATATTTGTCTTTCTTTCCAATGACAAGTTCTGTCTCTGCTACTTCCATCTCTACCTTGTCAAGAGTGCTGATATCTTCAATGTCACGTTCAATAATATATTTGTCAGGATCATCTTCCTGCATGTCTCCTACGATTCCTTTAGAAGGAACAATGATCTTTATACGGTCAGGGGTAAGATTCATATACCTGAAACCAGACTGTAAATTTATCTTATTAGGATCGACGTCTTTCTCTCCATCAAGGATAATCATTGCCTGAGCTGTATCATTGTCGGGGTGCATAGCTTTGAATTTAGCAACATAATATTCAGCAACAGCTTTGACGGTCTCTTTAGTACGGAAATAGATATCAAAGTCATTGATCTTTTCTTTCAGCAACATACTTGCTATGCAACCACCGGTAATGATGGTATTATGCCTGACGAGATCTTTTACATAATCATCATCGATTGACTTTAAGAAATCATTGAACTTTTTGTTCAATACTGATTTTATGTGTTTTTCTTTCATTTATATGTTTTTGTTTAGTTGTTGTTCAATTTCTTTATGTATCCATTCAAACTGGTCATGTGGTGCAAGATTGATGGTTCTTTGCTTTGTTATATCCGAATGAATATGTTCATCAGTGCATTCATTAAAAAACTTATCCCGTAGTTCTTTCCAGTCAATAGCACTTGTCTGTTGTAATTGTTTTACAATCTCTGCTTTTTCTTTATCACTAAACAAAGCAATGATTTTCATAACTTCATAAACTGTATAGGGTGTTCTCATTTGCTCTCCTTTTCTTTTAGGTAATCATCAATGAATTTTTCGTCTAATAGTGCAATATCAAAAGAATAATTCTCTTTATCAATATATTCAGAAAACCTAATTAGTATCTCCCGTTCACTTGTCTGTTGTTGCTGCCATCTTGCACCTGATTCAAATATTTCCATTGCGATAATATAATCAACTCCGCATTTAGAAATATCATTTGCAAACTGTTGAGCAGCTTCTTCGAGTTTCTTTTCTGCTGATTCTTTTGGCTGTTCTATTTGTTCGGATTCTTCTTGAAATCCATTATCGTGGCTCATACATTAACTCCTTTCTTGTTTAAGATATTATTTTAGCAGTATAAGTTATTCCATCAAGGGTAACACTTACTTCTTTTCCAACAAGTGATATTATAGGAACTATATTTATACCACTGATATATTCAAATCCTTCTTTAAAATCAGCAGCTTCTGGAATAGCGAGTAATTTACTCCACTGTTCTTGTGTAATAGATTTCCAAAAATCGGATAATGAAAGTTTACCTGTGTTTGGAATAATGGTATTAACAAATGATAATATTTCGTTATATCTTTTTTCTCCAACAACTTTATTAAAGGCTCTATATCTTTCCTGCTGAAATGATTTTTCATTATTAAAATTTTTTGAATAACAAAATATATTATATTCCGTCATTTTTAAATTTTTACAGGAGTAACAGGAGTAACAGGAGTTACAGGAGTTACAGGAGTAACAGAAGTTACATTTAGTATTTGTTTCCATAGTTTTGGTTTTTATTATTTATTAATAAGTTTTTCAAATTCATTTATTGCTAATGCTCTTTGGTAAGTAGTAAGTTCTTTGCCATAAACAAGTGCTTTTAGATTTTCACATTCAACAGCATCATTACTGGGTTGTTTTATTCCTTCATTATAGGCATTCTGAATTAACTGCATTACTTCTTTTGGATATTCTTTTCCAATAGTAACACCCATTGCATACAAGTATGCTAAATTTGGCTTTGGTTTTTCTTCACCAATAACAGGCGAAGGTTGTTTGTTTTCTATTGGTTTATAACCAGTACATTGTGTTGCACTCTTATAGCAATTAGAAGAGGTTTCTTTGCCCTTTTGAGTATGTTCACAAATAGAACAATCATATTGCTTTTCATCCCATACAAGTACTATGTGTCCTTCTTTGATAAGTGGAAATTTCTTTCCGTTACATGGAAAATCTTTACAGTCACACTTAGAACTATCAGAACCAGTATATCCATAAGTTTCACAAAAACTATATTCAGCAAATACAGTTGTTTCGCCTTTATTCAGCACATCACAGATACGTGGTAGGTCTTCTTTGCTGATAGTGGGTATTGCATTTAATAATGGATAAGAAGCGATAATATTTTTTGCTGTTAATGAATACATATTTCCTGTTCCTGCAACCGCTACATTATTTTCTCCATTATAATATAGTCCACCTTTTTGTGGATAAATAAACTTTTCATCACTTATAAGTAAGACTTGTTGAGGTTGCCAATAAATTCCAACATCTTTAAAATCCTGAATATATTGAGATAAGTCTGTTTCTCCATAGTCAAATCTTCCTGATGGATAATGCTTGACTACATCACCTTCCAGTATGGCTCTCTGCAATGGGATGGGTATTATTGTTAGTTCTTTTTTCATAAATCTTCAAAATAACGATAATCTAATTCTTTAAGGAAATAGGCTACTCCTATAGTGCCGACGAATCTGTTTTTTATCACGTCAGCGATCATTACATGCTCCAGATATTCTTGCAGTTTATGACCATTGTATTCTTTTATAAGAGTATCATGTGCTTTAGGGTTGTTTAATAGAACGATCTGAGTGGATATATCCGATAGTCTGGCTGATCCTCTTAGATGTTCTTCTGTGGGTCTGAATCCTGTAACGATATTTTCTTTGCTGAACTGCTTCTTGTCAAAATGATGTGCAGCAATAATAATGGAATCTTCTTTGTGTTCATCATAGATATCGCCAAGGACTGTTGAAATATAATCATCGATCTCTGTCTGTTTATTTCCGAAACTTTGATCTGAGAGCTTCATAATATTATCAATGACTAAAATATATAGTCTTGACTCTCCTACCTTTCTTCTCTTGTCGCAGAAATAGTTAAAATGAGAACGGATGTTTTTGATTTTAGTTCTTTTACCTACAAACTCAATATCAAAACGATTAAAATCTTCTTTAATGTTTACTATCAAAATTTTTTCTTCCGTATTTAAAATGTAATTTCTTTCTGATAGTTGATTTGCAGTTAAGAATGTTTTAGATGAGATATATCCTTTGACAATATTAACAGGCATATCCTCCATTGAGTACCATAGAATAGATACATTTTCATTAAGCTCAGACACGCTGAACATCATTTCACTTATAAGTGAAGTTTTTCCTGATCCCGATTTTCCGGCTACAAGAATAAGGTTACCTGGGCAAAGCATTAGATATTGATTCAATGCCTTTGGATTCATCTGGTAATAATTCTTTTTAGTTCCTTCTTCTACATCAATCATGTTTTTGAACATATCTTCCAGTGTATCATTAACAGTAGTGACAGTAGTCACTGAGTTGGCAACATCAAGAACCTTAAGATTCTTATCATGGTCTGCTGAAAGGTCAAATACATCTTCGCTATCGAGAAAAGCTCTGGAAGCAGTATCGGTACATATTCGTATTAACTCACGTTTCATAAACTTCTGATAGACAATAAGCATATGATATTTGGTATTCACAGCATGAGTCATTTTATTAGTTAATTGTGTTACTGTTATAGCTCCATCAGCTACTAATTCATTCATAACTTTTAGCTGATGTGTCACAGTATGGATATCAATAGGTTTATTTTTAGAGTATAGTTCAAGTATAGCAGTACATATATGCTGATGTGCGGTCTTGTAAAACACTTCAGGCTTAAACCAATTGATGATTTCATTAATGATAATAGGAACACTTATGCAGGCCCCCAAGACAGCTTCTTCCAAATCTAAAGCCTGCGGTGGAACCATATCAAAACGGATCGTCGATGAATGTGTTGCTTTCTGCTTTATCCATTTCTTTTTGTTGTTGTTGTCCATTAGGAAATTTAGCTTTAAATTGTTTAATTCGTTTACTGATATCATCTCTATCGTAATTACCAAATAGATAACTATCTCTTGGATTATCAGAAATATGAAAAGATTTTTTATATTCTCCAGTAGATACAAAATCACTAAAGGATTTTAGTTTTTCAGATTTAGTAATAAATTTATCATCTTGTCCTTTGTATTTAGAATTCCACCATTCAAGGTATTTAGCAAAATGATTATATATTACTTCGGGTGTGACAGGTTTTCCTTCAATTGTTAAACCTTCATAAGTAGTCATAAAAGTATAAGACTCTTTTGCAGAAACTTTATCTCCTTGAGGAAATAAATTCCAAATCATTTCAAAATAATCCATTTATTCCTCCATGAATTTATATCCATCTTTTTTTAAGCGTTCACGTAATTGTTTGAAACCATTAGGACGAATAAAAAGTTGTATCTTAATAACTTCTTGCTGTTTAATGGTAACTGGAATTTCCTTAACTACAAAATAGTGAAGAAATTTTTGATAAGGCTCATGTCCGCGCTTGCTTTTAAACAATACATTAACCTTACGAAGATATTCAAACAAGGTATTCCTACCAAATAATTCACCTTGTTTTTTGTAACATTTTAACAATTTTGCAGCTTCTCCTATACTCATCGCAGTATCAGGAAGTTTCATAAGATGATCAAATGCTTCTTCTTTTGGCGAGGGAAGTTCTTTGAATGATTGAAGAGGTTTTCGTTCTTCAATAATTTCTTTGAATTCTGCAGCAATTCCAGCAAATACACTATCTATTTGTTTATATGCATTATCAAATAACTTAGTGATTCTTAGATTGATATCAGTAAAAACCACTTCTGGTCTTTCTTTTTGTTTGTTGTCCTGGCGGTCTGAAATATACTTTATTATAAGTTCTCTTAGTTCCTGACCTTTTTTCTTTTTTGACTGGATAGAGATCTGAAGAGCATATTCAGTAGTAATCATATAATCATACATCATATGACCATTTTTACCTTTTCCTATTTGAGTGATCATACAATCATTGGGATCAGCATTTGCCAACCAGCGTTTTTTCCATCGTGTCCAGTGAGACAAATCAGCTTCAAAGAAGAAATATATCTGTCTTGCTGATACTGGATGCGTAGGATGTCCTGTATCGTCAAATATGACAAGTTTAGTTTGTTGTTCCATCTTCATCTCCTTTCGTAAGTGAGAGGTTAATAAAGATCTTCCTTCCTTCTATTCTCCAGGATTTGACAAAGAACTTAATTTTTGTAAGAAGAGGTAATATAGGTTTTGGTAGCACCCCTGCACAAAAAGGCTCCTGAAAGAAGTCATGTTCGAAATATATTTTTCCGGTTGCTGGCTCTACTATAGGTGGCTTAGTCAACTCTGGATTTTTGATCAACGCATCTTCCTGACGCGGGTTCAAAATGTGGTTGTCAATAAACAAGTCCATCGTTTCTGTTTTAAATTTTTGGTTTAGCATTTTCTTTTTCATTTTTAAAAGTGTTGTAAATACTTTTATCATTAAGTAGTACAAATTTCCATTCAGGTTCTTTGAATCTACGAGTCTTAAAGAATCCTGAATTTGAAAGAAGATCAACTATCTTTTTCTTTTCTTTTACTGAATGAGTGATAATAACCAAAGTATCTGCTGTCTCATTACGAAACATAAGATCAATAGTAGGGTATTCTGTTTTCAGTAATTTATAAGTTTCATTTTTAATATCACTGTATGTTTTTTGCATTAGGTAAGAATGTAGGATTAAAGAAAATTATCCCAAACATAGGCTTGAGATATCTTTCAAAGAAATTGAGTTTCGTTGCCGACCGGCAACGTTCTATCACGATCATATTTTCAGTAATATTCTCCCATTCATTTTTAGGAGTAAAACGGTTTTTTACAGCATATATAGCAGTAACATTGTTCCAGTAGTCTTTCTGGATGAATGCTTTGCTTTTGCCATCGCGGATGAAGTAATGACCTTTGTCATTGTCAATGTCGAGAATGTAGCCCATAAGAGCACAATAATCTGTCAATAAGTCAATGTTAGCATTTGAGAGCTGAGGCAGACTTAGAACTGGAAACTTTTGTTCGTTGTATCTCATTTTACATTAATTTATAGTGATCGTGTGTTTCATTATCAATGGTTAAATCATTTGCTTCAGTATCGTACATGTGAGCTTCAATAAGAATAAACAGGACAACAGCCAGTAAAGACCATACGATAGACCATGCTATTGCCCAGGGCCACCAGCAAAATATCCATATAGGAAAGAATACTCCAACATATACAATTAATGTTAAATAGTTAAATAAGGTTTTTTTCATACTTTTGTTATAGATTAAAGATTAAGAAATGTTGGTAGATACAGAATACTATGTACCCGAAGTGACAAAAGTGCTCAATGAAAAATACGGGTACAGTTTCACTGAGAAGCAAATCAAAAGCATATTACTTTATTTCACAAAGAATATCTGTAAGACTATGTTTCATACAGAAGATGTGCATCTGCAAGGATATCTTAAAATAAAGTATAATAAGAATGCGGTGATGAAATATCACAAAGGAAAATCAATACGTTCCTGAAATGAACATTTTATATGTCTGCCACATAACATCTTCATTTTGTTTAGCGCGAACATACCAATAGTGACGGATAATATCAGCTGTGAGCATACTATCAGCCTGCTGCATTGTAATAGGTCTGTAGAGCATATCTTCTCCCTTGAGTATGATGTGTCCATAACCGGTGAGAGTGTTTCCTAAAGAGTCTTTGTAAGGTTTTAACTTACACCTTTCCCTGGTACGCAACATTGGTTTTAATTTCATTATCTCAACACTATCAGCATATGTGAGAGTGTCTTTGACAATAAGTGTTTTAGTGATAACTTTAATTTCAGCATGAGAATCAATCCATGATACCAGTCTATGCTTTAATACGTCAAATATTATCCCTAAAGCAATACAAGTTATAATTATTACAATAACCCATTTCAATTTAAAAGGAAATATACTTTTCATATGGTTTAGTTTTAATTAAAAGAAAAGCAGCAGGAGTGATCCGGTACTGTCGTGATATCCCAAGCAGATAGTTTCTGGCCCACACTGTCGCGCAATCGGTTTTATTATTTGCTTACTTCACACTCCTGGCTTTTCTCGGAGGTTCTTATTTTTCTAATCGTCTTACTTTATCAGCAAGTTTAAGAACATTCTGGATAAACAGATCAGAAG